ACGCCGCCGGCTCAGACGCGCAAAGTCACCTAATTTGACCTTCTGACGCCCCCTTAAAATTCTGCCAAATAGTTGCCAGGGGGCTCTATGGCAGATCCAGTAATCATCAACCCGAAGTTGACCACGGCCGGGCAGGCAGCTGCCTTTGCCGCAGACAACAACGGGCTTGACCTCAAAATCACCCACGTTTCGTTCGGCCTGGCCCACTACAACCCGACAGGCGCCGAGAAGGCGCTCAAGCAGCCGGTGGGTAACAAGGTGCTCGTGGCTGGCGCCAGCCGGCCTACGCCCAACCAAATCCGCATGGTCAGCTCCTGGCGCGAAGACGTGGGCTATGTGGGCATTGGCGAGATTGCCTGGTGGTCGAACGATATCCTGGTATTCATCTGGTCGAATGCTGACGGCACCAATGCGGCCTATAAGACCGATGGTGTGGCCTATGTGCTGTTCAACGACCTGCAGTTTTCGGCGGTACCGGCCAACAGCATCAGCTTCAAGGTCGATCCGAACGAAAGCGTGGCGCTGGCCGCTCTGGCCGCGCACGAAGGCGCCTATAACGCCCACCCTCAATACATCCTGCGTGCCCGGTTCCCGGACTACCAGGGGCACCTGTGGGGCGCCACCACCGGCACGGCCAACGCTATCACCCTGGCCCTGCCGGCGATCGTGGAGCTGACCCAGTACGCCCTGGGTAACCGCTTCACCTTCAAGGCCAAGTACACCAACACCGGCGCCGTGACCATCAACATCAATGGCGTCGGCGCGGTTGAAGTCCTCAAGACCGGGGGCATTCCGTGTACTGCGGGCAGCATCCTGGCTGGTGGCGTGTACGACGTGTACCACGACGGGTCCAAGTTCCAGCTGACCGCTGGCGCCGGCTTCGCCAGTGCCGAGGCCACCGAGGCCGAAATCAACGCCTCCGCCGAAACCGACAGCACCAGCTGGGTTTCCGTGCGCCGCCTGCAGCTGGCGCTCAATGGCAGCAGAGAGAGCGCCATGTCGCTGGCCAGCGCTATGCATTCCGAGCAACTGCGAGGCCTGCAGCGTGAAGATCAGTTGAATGAGCAGTCGCGCCAGCAGGCGGATGCCAAAGACCAAATTGGAGAACTCAAGGCCAGAACAAAGGCAGTTGAAGTCTTCCAGGGCGAGGCACGCGAAGGCCAGTTAAGTGCCTCGCTCGCCATTGTCACGGCCATTCACGCCGAGCAGCTGCGCGGCCTGCAGCGTGAGGACCGGCTGAACGAGCAGTCGCGCCAGCAGACGACCGCCAATACCAAAATCGAAGAACTCCAGGTCCGTACGACGGCAGCTGAGCAGTTCCAGACCGAGGCGCGCGACGGCCTGCTAAGTGCCGCGTTCGCCAATGCCACTGGGCTTATCGCCCTGCAATTGACTGTCACCAAGCAAATTTACGGAGCTTAAAGCATGAGTGTTGAAACCGAACTCGCCGCGCTGACGACGGCGACCAACTCGCTGATTGACTACTTCAAAAACCGGAAGGCAGCCATTGACGCTGCTGTGGCTCAAGCAGTTGCCGCGGCGCCTTCGATGGTCCGTGCCTACTGGATCGACTCCCAGCTGGGCGACGATAACGGCTTGGGCACCGAGGCCAGCCCGTTTAAAACCCTGCAGCGGGCCGTGGATGCGACCCCGGACGGCGGGCGGGTAACGGCGTGGCTGATTAAGGACTACGTGCTGGACAAGAGCATCACCACGTCCGGTCGCAAGCTGACGATTGCAGGTGTTGCAAATGCGGGGCGGCGACTGGTCTGCAATGAGTTCATTCCAGATGGCGAAACCTTGCCTCGCATGGGTTCGTTCTGGACTTCGACCGATTCCAACATTCAGCTTTTGAACCTGACGATTAGCCTCCCGGCTTCGAGTGCAGGGGATTTGAGCGCCTACTACGCGCTGGTCTTTGGCAGCGGTTCTTCGGCGCCGAATATCCAGCAGCTGCGTGTGTACAACTGCGCGTTCGAGCTGCGCGGCACCTTCCGCGGCAAGCTGCTCGGGCCGGGCTCCGTCCTTTTCGCACTGTCGATCGTTGGCACGGCGATCCCGGCTGGCCTTAACGGCGGGCTGGTGACTGGCATTGCCGCTGGCACCCTGTCCAAAGACTTGGGCAACGTAATCACCAACCTGTCGAGCCTGTGAGGCAATCATGCAAAAGACCAATTTGACCGTCGTTTTCGAGGGCACCACTTACCCAGGCTTCGAGTTCGATAGCCTGCCGCTTCCTGTGGCCCTGGTGGCGGCCCACCAGCAAATCGAGCAGGCCGCCGAGCAGGCGCGTTCTGCAGTGTTGGGCGACCCACTGCGTGCCATCGAAAACCAGCTGGCCGAGGACGAGGCGAAGGCCTACAAGCTGGCCGGCTATACCGGTGAAGTTCCGCTGACTGTCCAGGCCGTGGTCGATGCCGAGCAGGTTTCTGCCGTGGAAGCCGCCGAAGCGATCCTGGTGGAGTCCAGCACTTGGCGCGCTGCGCTGTGCACCATCCGCTCCGTTCGCTTGAAGGGCAAGGTCGACGTACTCAAAGCCACCAGCCACGACGAGGTTGAGGTGATCGCTGACAAAGCGATCAAAGCCATTCGCGCAAGCGTGGCTGAGGCCAACGGTACCGCGGTTTAATCGGGTGAATCTCGGGGATCAGCGCTGAAAGGGCCTGCATCCCCGGCAGGGGGGAATATGGCAAAGCCGCTCGATGGCAGTTTCGACCAGATCAGGAAAGGCTTCGGCCGGTATATTGGCCGCTGGCGCAAAGGGATCTATCCAGACTACGCCGACACCGCGGCCGTGCAGGCCTTCCTGGCCAAGCCAATGGCGGAGGCTGTCCAGTGGGCGCCTGCGCGTATGGTCGATGCTGTAGACCAGATGCTGGAGCTTTACCGCAAGGCGTCCAACGGTGACCACGGGCCCGCCGGCATGCTGCCGGTGATCCTGCTGGCGATGGATGACAACTTTCTCGCAACTGGCGCCGACTGGGGCGGGCAGCACACTTCCCGGCGCATGGTGCAGATCCTGGAAGGCGGTTCCTGGTACGGCTACAAGCATGTGCAGCAGGATCGCCGGGTACAGGTGGTTATCATCGCCAACGAGGGCGGTTCGGCGCAGAGCCTGGCCGCGCAACTGGCTTCGTTCATCCTGGAGCCGAAAAACCGCTGGTTTGACGCGCCCTATGTGTTTGGCCAGTACAAGGTGCCCATGCCGGTCACCCTGGAAACCAACCGGATCGACTGGATGAACGTGGCGCCACCAGGTGACGCCAAGAATCTCAAGATCCTGGCCGGTGACATTACGCTCAAGTGCACAATCCCGTTCTTTGACGCGCCCCGTGAGGGCGAGCCCAACGACGGTACCGCCAACACGCCGCCAGGCTACCCAATGCTGACCGAAATCGCGCTCGACGACGAGACGACCGGCCAGCGCGCCAACGGCACTTTGGAAGGCGTGACCTGGAGCAGCACCCGGTGAATATCCTGCTCAAGGAAAACGGCGAGCAGTTGCCTACGGACGTGGTGCTGAGCTGGGTGCTGCGCTCGGACCTGGCGCCGGTACCGCGGACGGTTGAATTCACGGTCAAGCTCATTGATGGCGTGGAACGCATGCTGACCGAGGGCAGTACCATCTGGACGGGCCGGGAAAACCTGGCCTATGAGATTGTGCTGACCGACAAGGGGCAGCCACTGGGGCAGATTCAGGGGCGAAACCAGCAGCAGGCCATGAAGGTGACTGCCTTGCTGCGCAGCTGCGCCAGCGTGGCCAAGCCGCGCAATACGGCCGTAGTCCAGGAAGGGCAGACCTTTGGTGCCGCTTACCGAGCCTGTGGCGCCTATGCGTCCATCGCCAATGACTTCACTGTGCCGCGGTTCACCTGCTTTCGTGGGTTTGAGCCCAGCGTGCACCTGGTGCAGGTGCTGCAGGAGGAAGGCGCCGCCCTGGTGCTGCGCGCTGGCCAGATCAGCGCCATGCGCCTGGTCGACCTGATGGCGCAGACGCCGGTGGACGATATCGGCCAGGTGGACAGTAGCGCCAAGATCGAGAGCGCAATGCACCAGTACCAACAGGTGCCGTCGTTCTTCTCGACCAATGACAAGGCCGATATCGTCAGCGGGGCAATGAGCCAGGCCCGGCGTATGAGCTTCCAGCCCGGGCTGGACGTGCGCCAGCTGCGCAACGTCAGTAGCGTGCTGGTGCGCACCAAGACCGTCGACAGCATGATGTGCCAGCAGATCATGGCCGGCGACGTGCTGCGCGTGGCGGGTGAAAACCTGGTGGTGATCACCGCTGCCCACGCCATGGACAATAACGAAGGGGCTGTGGAGGACCGCAGCCGGCTTTGGCTGGGGAAACTGTTCAATGCCTTGTGATATCTACCCTGGGTATGTTCGTTCTGTGGACCGAGTGCGGCGCGAAGTACGGGTGGAGATTCCACCGTATACCGATGGCGCCAGCATCTGGCCCAAGGCCGATATCAATTACCCAATCGGCGACGACTCCAAAAACACCGAAATCCGCATTGTGGAGGGGCTGCCGGTCAATATCAGCTTCCACAACGGTGACCCTCGGTATCCGGTCATCATGGGCTTTCGCAACCCGCACGTAGAGAACGAGGTGGGCTGGCGCCGGTGGAATCACGACAACATCGAGTGGAACGCCGACGAGGTCGTGAACATCAACGCCGGCAAGACGATCAACTTGAAGGCTGGCGAGACGATCAACCTGAGCGCCAAGACGATCAACGTGACCGGCGATACCGCGATCAACCTTGTGACGGGTAGCACATCGATCAAGCTGACCGCCGGCCAGATTCAGCAAATCGCCACAATCCTGACGATGAAAGGCCTGGTGACGCATACCGGTGCCGACATGACCAGTAACGGTATCAGCGTTCCGTATCACACCCACATCGAGCAAGGCGACGGTAAGCCTGTGAGCCTGCCGGTGTAGCGCAAACGCCCCGCCGTGTGCCCGTTCCCTGGGGCGCACAATGGCCCCCATACACCAACAACGGGGGCAGACCATGCCAGTTACGAACGCGCTGGACTTTTCCAGCGCATCGGCCGCCGAGGGCGCGCTGAAAAAGGTCAAGCAGTGGATGGTGCGCGCCGGGCAGCCGGTGGTGGCCACTGAGTTCATCGACAAACCCAAGCGCAGCAATAGCATCACCTACCGCGAGGCCACCCTGACCCTGGCCAGCGGGCAGCTGATTACCCTGCGCGTGATCAGTACCGGCGACATTTACCAGGCCGTGCTGAACAAGTCCGTGGTACCGATCAAGAACCATGACGACATGGCCAAGGCCGTAGCCGAGCTGGCGGGGGTGGCCGAGAAGAACCAGGCCGCGTTCCAGAAGTCGCTGGCGCGCGTTAAGGTCGCATTGCCCCCAGGCCTGAGCACGCCCAAGCCCAAGATGGCCGAGGCGCTGCAGCAGCGGGTTACGGACCTGGATGGCCAGATCGCTGAGCGCAAGGCGACCGTGGCCGACCTGCAGCAGCAACTGGGCGCTATGACCGATAGCACCACGGTGATCGAGCAGCCCGACCACACGCTGGCCAGCGCGTATATCGCAGCCCGTGACCTGGTAACGGCAGACCCGGCCATGCTGGACAGCGCCGGTACCGCTGGCGCTGTGGCGCAGCTGCGCATAGCCCTGGGCGTGGTGGAGACGAACTACCCAATCAACGTGGCGGCGGGGAACCTGGACCAGGCCGCGCTGCAGCTGGAGCTGGCCGAGTCGTTCAAGCTGGCGATCGGGATGCTGGACAGTGCGCCGGCAGCAATGAGTGACGCCGGCCTGGCCCAGTTGGTGGCCATCGCCCAGGTGTCTGCAGCTGAGGGCGAGGAAATTGCCGACCATGAGGCGCTGGCCGAGCTGCTGGCGCTGGGGATGGTGGAAACCGAGGCCGGGCTATACATGGCCACGGCCAGGGGCACCAACGCGCTCGACGACGCCGGGTATGACTCGCTGGGCGAGCCCTACGCCTCAAGCGATGACTAGACCGACAGAATGTCGTACATGCTGTTAATGCGGTCCATCTGCCCTGTGAGGGCGACCACAGAGCGCTGGCGCGCCTGGAAGTAGGCCAGCGCCAGCACCGCCACCTCTCCGTTGCTCATATCGGCCGGCAAACGATACTTCTGGCCCTTTGTGTCGATGCCGTCCGTTTCGATCCGCGGGCGGTGGCGCATCATTTCGTCAGACAGCACCAGGGTGCCCTGCCCCATACCTTCCCGGAAGGCCAGGACCGCCCCTTGCAGGTGTTCCTCGGTAAAGAGGCAATCGTAGGCGTCCAGCTTGAGATTGGTCACAAAAGCAAACCCTTCGTCTGCTTTATCCCTGTACTTAATTTCCTTGAGTACGGTCATCACGCCCGTGGCGTCTTTTCGCGTTGCAGCCAGTGTAATTGGGGCTGCGCCTGCTCCGCCGTATCCTGAAATCGTTACCATGATCTTCATTTTGCACCTTATCCGGCGTTTTAATACATGATTTGATATTGAATACGTTTACAGAAAATAAACGTAATGCTAATGTCCTTTCCGCAGTACCTATCAGCCAGATAAGGACCACCCCATGAACACGCAAGATCGTAACCCCCAGCAGATCTTCGGCCCGGTCAGGACTTTGCTCCTTGGTATCGCGCTCGCCGTCGTTGTCGGCCTGGTTGGCGTCGGTGACTATGAGCAGGAAGTCGCAGACGCCGAGTTCACCCGCATGATGATCGAGGAAGGTTCGTGGCCTGGCGCTGATACCCAGGCCCGTGAGGAAGTGATCGTGGACGCCAACGGCATGCGCACCCCAGTGGTGCCCCAGCAGGTCGCTAAGCTGTAAGTCAGGCGGCAGCGCAAGAGCCCAGCAGACGCTGGGCTTTTTTGTGGGTGGGTAAATTACGGCGCCGGGTTTCTAACGCGCATTGGCGCGAACGCGCCTTTTGCTTTATGATCCTGCGAAAGCGCTCACGCGCAGTCCATACAGTTCCCAGGTGAGCAATGACCGCCAAGACAACGCCAGCGAAAGACCAGCCGGGTGAAGAAATCATTCGGTTTAACGCGCACCTGCTGCACAGCAACAACATGACGCTGCGCACTGCGACCGCCGAGCTGGGGCTTTCCCGTCCGTCTGACCTGCTCAACCTGCTGCTGGAGGCCCACCGCATGCGCCAGCAGGATGGCCAGGCAGACAAGTATTTTGACGACGCCCTGGAGCGCCACCGACAGCGCAAGATTGATCGGCGTGAGGCTGCCAAGGCAGCCCGGAGCAACTGACATAGATTAAGGCGCCCACCCGGCGCCTTTTTTGTGCGCGTCGTTCGACGGAAAGCGCCCCCGAGAGTGCCCGTGCTGGCGCTATATCGTGTGTGCTTTCATCCGAGGCGACAGCCATGGCAGACACGTTTGCAGCACTAAATAGCGCGGCCCACGCTGGCGCGTTCGGCGCCGGCTCCAGCGCCAATCCTACCCCCGAGCAGATCCGCGCCGGGAACTACGCCAAGGGCGCCACGCGCTTGCACGGCATGCCCATCACCATTGAAACCCCCATGTTCCAGCCACGCCGGGGCAAGACCGACGGTAAACCGTGGTCTGTGCTGTGTATGGCGCACTACGGCTACATCAACGGCACCGTGGGCGCCGACGGTGACGCGGTAGACGTGTTTGTGGGGCCTGTGCCCGAGAGCCTGCGCGTGTTTGTCGTCAACCAGGTAAAGCGCGACGGCACCTTTGACGAGCACAAGGTGTTGCTGGGCTTTGCCGACGAGCAATCGGCGCGTGACGCCTACATGAACAGCTACGAAAAGGGCTGGACCGGCTTGGGCAGCCTGACGCCCTGCAGCATCAAGCAATTCAAGTTCTGGCTGAAAAATGGCGACATGAGCGCCCGGCTTGAGCCTGTGGACCTGTGGAAGACGGACGAAGAGTTGAACGCTACCGACGTATTCGTGCGCTGGGATGACCAGCGTATGCCTGTAGGCGACACCCTGGGCGACGTGATCGCCGACCTGCGCCGCAACGACCTGGGCGGCCAGATGATGGACGCCGCCACCATGGCCGACCTCGTGGAGTACTTGAGCGCCAACGACGGCGCCATGCTCGATGCCATGGTTATCGAGGTGCAACAGTTTGAGCGCAAGGCTAACCAGCTGCTGCGCGTGATGCAGGTGGCCGCCACCGGCGTGAAGCCGGAGAGCGTCGAGGTCAGCAAGCCCTTCAAGAACCGCGGCACTACCCAGCTGGCCATGCTGTTCACCATGGACGATGGCCAGAGCGTGAGCGTGTTCTTCCACAACCCCGACACCACACCGAACAAGCTGACCCCCACCGATGAAATGGTGAGCTGGAAGTGGGTACTGAACAAAAAAGACATCACCATTACCGTGGCGCCGGAAAAGGGCCAGGACCTGAACCCGCGAGAAGTCGCACGGCGGATCATGAAACTGGTGGAGAAGAACAGCGCCAAGTTTATCCAGGCCAACACCAACAAGGCCGAGCGTGACGCCCAGGTCGAGGCCTTGAAGGCGGCCGAAGTCGCGAAAATCGACGAGCTGGCCAGCCTGGATAAGCAGATCGAGGATCTGACCGCCCAGCTGACGGCCGCAAAGGCAGATCCTTCGCAGACGCCGAAACCGCAGCCTGCTGCAGCACCTGCCAGTGACAAGCCCGTGATCACGTTCAAGGGCTCGAAAATGACCGTCACCATGCCCAATGGTGATACCGCCACCCGTACCACCAAAAACGCCTACCAGGCCGCTGTGGTGGGCTATGGCGAGGATGGCAAGTTGCACCTGGTATCGGCGCACGGTGCTGTGGCGGACGCGCAGAAGGCCATTGCAACCGCCAAGGCGGGCAAGCATGTGAACTTCAACTACAGGAAGGTCAAAGGCGAGTTCTATATCGCCACCGCTGCAGCTGAGCCAGCTGGCGCTGAGGGTGAGTCCCGCAGCCAGGCCGTCAAGCAGGCGCTGGCCGGGCTTGGCTGGACCGTAGACGGCTTGTTCTTAGGCCTGGCGCTGGACGGCTCGCACTACCAGCTGCGCCAGGGCGGCGACCAGGGCGCGCTTACCTGGAAGGATACCGGCAGCAACCAGGTGTGGGCCGATGAACCTGGAATGAGCGCCAGCGACATGGCGGCCAAGATCAATACCGAGTTCCGCGCTGCCATCCAGCAGGCGCGCCAGCAGGCCGGCCTGCGCCCGTACCAGGAATGGGAAGGTGACGTGCTCGATGCGCTGGCTGCGCTGCTGGACATTGGCCGTGGTGACGCTGACGCTATCGCCATGCCCCATACAGAGCTGTTGGGTAAGCTGCATTCCGAGGGTAAGACCGCCCAGGAAGCCGCGGCCGCGGTGCACGCAGCATCTGCAGTGGCGCCACAGACCCCGGAAGAGGAAGCCATGCTGGCGGCGCACCTGGAAGAGCGGGCCCAGGCAGCTGCAGAGGCCGCCCTGCGCAATGCCCCGGATGAATCGCCTGTCGTGCTCCAAGGACCAGCTGGGCCGGTAACCGTGGCCAAGACAAAGCATGTGGATACAGGCGAATGGGGCGTTTCCTGGGCCAGCACTGACGTGGCCACCGCCGCCAGTAAGGAACACGGGGTGGCGATCGCTGAGCGCGTCATTGCCTCCGGCGCCGAAAATATCGCCGACATGCGTGCCGCTGCAGTGGAGCCTATTCCCCCGGCAGATGACGACACCGGCGAAATCTCCCCAGAGGGCCGGGACAACACGGTCAAGACCGCCAAGGGCACGAAGCTGGTCACCGGCTTCAAGATCATTGATGCCAGCAACCTGGTAATCAGCCACGAGACGGACGGCACCACGAACCCGGACTACCCCGCTGAGATTCAGCCGCGCGACCGCGCCCGCAGCACGTCGCAGGCCTGGGTGCAGAAGACCGCCCGCAACCTTGACCCTGACAGCCTGGGGCGCACCCAGCGCGCGGACAGTGGCGCCCCCATCGTCGGTGCTGACCGCGTGGTGGAATCGGGCAACGGCCGCGCCATGGCCATTCGTGAGGCCTACCGCATTGGTGCGGCTGACGAGTACCGCGAATGGCTGGTGGAAAACGCGGAGTACTTCGGCGTCGACGCGGCCAAGATCGAACGCCTGAAAGCGCCGGTGCTGGTGCGGGTGCGTAAAACCGCCGTAGACCGCGTGGCGTTCGCTGTGGAAGCCAACCAGGACGATAAGCTGGCGCAGACCGCCACCGAGAAGGCCCGCAGCGATGCCCGGCGCCTGGACGCCGCCATGCTGGCCAAGCTGGCAGACGGTGACCTCAACAGCGCGGCCAACCGTGACTTTGTGGCGGCATTCCTGCAGTCCCTGGGCGATGCTGAGGCAGCGCAGTACCTGACCACTGACGGCAAGCCCACCAGCAGCCTGATCAGCCGCCTGCAGGCCGCGCTGTTCGCTGGCGCCTACTCCGACGATCGCCTGCTGGAAATGACGGCCGACGTGGCCAAGCCAGAGATTGCCAACATCGTGGCCGCGCTCAACAGCGCAGCGCCAGACTTCATGCGTGCCAAGGAACACGACCTGGTAGGCACCGAGGAAGCCGGCGGCAAGGTCACCGACTCCGTGGAGCTGTCCCTGAACCAGGAGGCGGTGAACGCCATCATTGGCGCGACCAACGTGCTGCGCCAGGCGAAGGACGCAGGGCTGGGCCTGGACGAGTTCCTGCGCCAGGGCGACATGTTCGGCGGTACCGATCCTGCCGTCGCGGCCATGGCCATGTTCATCCACCAGAACAACCGCAGCGCCAAGCGCATGGGTACAGCGTTCAAGGCCATGGCGCAGTTCGTGGAGAGCGAGAACGCCCGCAAGCAGACTGCAGGCTTGTTCGGCGATGCGCCGGCCAGCTTCACCGATATCGTGGGGGCGGCCAACCGCAAGCTGGAGCAGGAGTACGGCGAGGGCTTGTTTGCGATCGACCAAGGGGATATGTTCGCAGCCCCTGCACCGGCGCCAGCCGCTGCCCCACAACCGACACCCCCGGAGCCAGACGAGGATGATCAATTGAAAGCAGCGAAGGCGTTTCTCGATAGCCTGATTGAAGGTACCGCCGACCTGGGCACCCCTGCCGAGGTACTGACGCGACTCGAAGCCATCTATGCCCAATGGGGCGAAGCTGAACTGAAAGACCTGTTCGCCGAGGCTTCCAACGCCTACCGCGATTACGCCCTGCGCGTGACGGCAGAAGCGCTCTAAGCGCCCTACCCTGCTAACACCATAAAGCCCGCTTTTGCGGGCTTTTCTGTGCTTATTAGCTACCCATAGGTAGCTTGTAGATACCTAGAGGTATCCTCCAGCTATCTGGAAGATACTCAAAGAAACCGGATAGCTACCAAAAGGCTATCCAAAGCTATCTTTAAGTATCCATCAGATACCTGAGAAATAGCTTTAACTACCGGTAGGTATCTATTTGATAGCTCAAGCTAGCGTGATATTTTGGCTATCTGTAGCTACTCTCAGCTACTTACAACTACCAGCCAGATACTTGTAACTATCAGGAGATACCCCGAATGCCTACTATTTCCGCAGTCAGCCCGAAAGGTGGCGCCGGCAAAACCACCACCATGCTCAACCTGGCGCTGCAGCTGGTTAAGCAAGGTGCTGACGTTGCGCTGCTTGACGCTGACCCGAATACCCCGTTGAAAAACTGGGCAGCGGCCGGAAAGTGCCCCGCCGGCCTGGTGGTCATTCCAGACGTCAACGAAAACAACATTGCGGATACCATCCGGCAGGCAGCCAAGGTTTACCCGTTCGTGCTTGTGGACCTGGAAGGCACGGCCGCCAAGATCGTCGTAAACGCGCTGCAGTACACCGACTACGTGATTATCCCTATGCAGGGCTCGCATCTGGATGCTGACGAGGCCGGCAAGGCGATCAAGTTGGTTACTGACCAGGAAATGGCCATTCAGCGCTTCAAACCCGACTACAAGCTGCCGTACGCAATCCTGCTGACCCGCACCGCCGCTGCCTACGAAACTCGTATTACGCGCGGCCTGCGTGAAGACCTGGAAGAAGCTGAGCTACCGCTGTTCGAGGTCGAATTGAAGGACCGGGACGCTTTCAAGGCCATGTTCAAGTTCAAGTGCCCACTTGAGCAGCTGGACCCGGCAGAAGTGCCAGGTATCCCCAACGCGATCGAGAACGCCGAAGCCTTCGCGGCAGAGGTTGTTGTCCGACTCAATGAAATTACAGAGGCTGCCGCATGAGCGAACCAGAACGAACTTCCCAAGCAGACAATCAGTCCGCCGCGGATGAACCCAAGCACACGGCTGAGGTGGTGAGCCCCTTTGCCCACCTTGGCAGGTTCAAGCCCAAAGCCGAGAACGAGCAAGGCCCCGTGGCAAGCCTGCCACAGAGTGCTATCGACCAGCTGGCGGAAGCGAACGGTTTCCACTCCCGTGACGCCCGACCAGCACCAGCGCCAGCACCAGCACCAGCTGCAGCCGCTGAGCCCGCGGCGAAACCAGCGAAGAAGCGCCGTCGATTCGGCGCCGCTGCGCCCAGGGTGCAGCTGAACATCAAGGCGCCCGAGGCCGAAGCAGAGCGCTTCTACAAGATGGCGGAGGATCGCGGTATTCGCATGCTGAGCGACCTGCTGTCCATCGCCATGGATGCGCTGGAAGAACGCGACGCCAAGAAAAAGTAAGGCCCACCCTTGCGTTGAAAGGCCCGCCCCGTGCGGGCTTTTCTATGCCCGCTGGATACTCAGCAGTACCCAGAGCTACCGGACAGATACTCGCCTGGTAGCCACAGGGTACTTGCAAGATACTGGCAGGTATCCACCAAGTACCTAAAGCTACCAACGAGCTACTTGCAGGTAGCTGTTAGCTAGCTACCGAGTAGCTGTGAGTAGCTGAAAGTATCTGCAAGCTACTCATAAGCTAGCCCGCGCCGCCCGCCACGTTGCGGGTTTTTTTGTGATTCAAAAGGCGCCAAAGCGCGTAGGCACGAAAGCGCGAACGCGCGAAAACAGGTTTACGTGACTGCAAGTGGCCAGTAGTATCTGACGCTCAAGGACAAACCTCAGCCAGAGAAAGTAACCATGAGCAACCCGTATACCCCTGACTTTGAAGTGAAAACCTGCGCGTACTGCAAGGGCACTGCAGCCCGTTGCTACGCCTGCAAGCACACCGGCGTGAAGCTGACGCGCCGGGGCATGGCCGCCCGCAAGCACATGATCACCCTGCTGACCCGCCCGGCCACTGAGCTGCAGGTGGGCGACATGATGTGGTTCCGGGACGGCTACAAGAAGGTGGCCAGCGTTATCGACGCCATCGAGCTGGAAGGCCACCGCATCCGTGTGCACGGCTACAACCGTCGGCATGAGAGGCCTATGGTCGGTTACCTGGTGACGACCTCCCGCGTAGAAATGGCATTCGACGGTACCGAGCTGCTGGCGATCGCCCGCCAGGTTGAGGCCTACCAGGCCACCCTGAACAAGGACGGTACCGTATCGCGCCGCCTCAAGCGTGCCGCATAGGGCGCACCCACAGCGCCAAACGAAGCCCGCCGATCGCGGGCTTTTTTGTGGGTTAAAGGCGCAAAGGTGCCAACGCGCGAACCCTCCAACGCGCGCAATAATTTTGCTTCAACCAACTTTAGGGAATCGGGTAATGAGCGGACAGGTGGAAAGCATGGGCGTAGCGGGCGTGGTGCAGGAACTGACCCGGATCGAGCAACACGCCGCCCAGGCGCGCAGGGTGCTGGTTGTGACCGGTGCCGCGCGCCCTGTGCTGCTGGCGCAGTTGCGCGAAGCGCTGGTGCCGATCGGGATTGACTGCGTGGAAGTCGAGCCGATTGGCCAGCAGGAGTACTTCGACCAGCTGCCCGAGTGCGAGCGCGTGTCTATCCAGTCGTTCGGCGAGCTGCTGGCCAGCCCCGAGCTGGCGCTCCTGATGAATGACCCCGTGCCGCTGGAGACTTGCGCGCCCGAGCCACTCGCTCAAGAGCAGCGCCTGACACCCGTGGCCTTCATCGCCCAAGACCCTCAGCGGGCGCCAGATCCCGCGTCTGAGCCCGAGCCGGCGCCGGTGCAGAAGCCTGCGCCGCCCAAGGTGCAGAAGCTGGACATGGCCAAGCCGATCAACTGGAAGAAGGGCGACATTTTCACCGAGCGCTTTGAGCTCCCGCACCACCGTCTTGAGTGGTCCCTTGCATCGTTTGATGTGCACGACAAGGCAGCCCTTACCGGGATCGATATCGAAATCGAGCAGGTGGGTGGCGATCAAACCGCGCTTATGACCATCGAGCAGTTCATGCGCAGCTATGTGTTCGTGCGCCACGCGGAAACCCCGGCGGAGTAGGGCGTTTCAGCACCTGCAAACTACCGGCACGGACAACCCATTACCTGGAAATGAAGCCATGACTCAAGAATACGTTACCACCCAGCTCGTTACCGCCTGGTCCAGTGAGCAAGACGGCCAGCCTGGCTACTCCGTCAAGGATGACCAGGGCAACGTCACCTGGCGCGACAAAGCCGCGTTTGAGGCCTCGTATATCGCCATGGGCCACACCGGTCATCTGGCGCCGCATGAGCGCCGTGTGGTGGCCGAGAAGGCCCAGAACGATGACCGCGTTACCAAGTTGACTGCTTTCGTCGGTACCGAGCGATTCCGCGGCCTGAACTCGCTGGAACGCCAGCGCCTGGAAATCCAGCTGAGCGGCATGAGCCTGGTGGGCAACGTGCTGTCCGATCGCGTCGACGACTTCCCGCCGGCACCAGCGCCAGCGGCGGAAAGCGCCGTCTAAACCGCCTATTTCAGCGCTTCAAAATAAGGGCTTGCACTCATTTGCAGGCCCTTTTTCATGGCTCTAAATCCCCTCGAACAAGCCCGATTGACTACCAAGCTGCTTGAGCTGCGTGGCCAACTGCAATCCGGTGCGTTAAACCCCATCCAACAAGCCCGCGTGACCACCGAGGCGCTGGCGCTGTATACCCAGCTAGGCGGTGTGGTGCGCCAGGCGCCCGCGGCGATCGATGCCGAGCAAGCGGCCCAGGCCGCGGCCGATGACGGCCTGAGCGATGACCCGAACAGCGAAAACTACCGTTACAAGGACACCGGCTATATCTCCGGATCCCGAAAGGAGCAGGCCGCCGCATCGATCAAGGCAGCCCGAGACGCTGGCCAGCTGCTGCGCATCAGCGATATCGACTTTAAGGCCATTGAGGAAAACCCCCGCCAGGCGCGCGAGCTGATCAAGAAATCCAACCTATTCGGCCAGGTCGATTGGGAGGCCCTGCAGGCCGGCGGCATGCAGCCACAGGCCGGCTACCTGATTGACCGCGTGTACGCCTCCATTGGCGCCATGCCAGGCGAGAACAGTCCCGAGGCGCGCCAGAGCTATGCCCTGGGCATTGAAACTATCCGTACACGCCTGGAGAGCGCCAAAACCGTCGCCGATGTCACCAGCACCCTGACGGAAATCGGGGAAGAGCTGCTGGGTACCCGCCTCAATGCTGACGAATCCGATAAATACCGCGCCCTGAACGCCCAGCTTGAAGAGTTGCGAGCCCGTGCCCGGGCTATCAGCGATGGCCGCCAGGTGCTGTATGACGCAATGCAGACCGCATACGGCGCGTACAGCACCGCCGAACATGCGCTGGCCGGCCGGACCCGCCGGGGCTGGAAGATCGAGCCCGCCCATGAGCAGGCCGTAACCGACGCCCGGGTAGCCTATGACGCGGCGCAGAAGGCGTGGGGCGATGAAATCGCCGCCACCAAGGAAGAAGACGAGTCAATCCGCCGGCAGCGCAGCACTACGTCGGCCGACATGTCCGATATCGTCGACGTGGCCAAGGCCCGCAACCTGCAGACCACTGAGTCGAAGGCCTGGCAGGCCCTGGGCGAGCGGTTCATCAAAGCCACCCTGTACCGCAACCGGCGCACGGGTGAGGGCTCGGACAGCTTCGCCGGCCATGTGGCCAACGCCAAGAACGGGGAGCCCGCTTCCTGGGAGTGGACCACCAAGGAAAAGGCCGCCCCCAAACGCGCCAGCAAGAAAAAGATCAGCTTCACGCTCAAGGTGGTGGAGAACTTCGAGCGGGTGGGCGGCCGGCCGGTCGCTGTGGCTTCCACCAAGGACCTGGAGCGCCTGTGTGGCTTCCGGGCCGTGCAGTCTGGCAACTGGGTACTGGGCGACTTCGTGAGCGCCAAATGGCACGTCGAGCAGACTGCAGGCGCCATGCAAGACATGGCCGACGTGCTGGGCATTGATGAAAACCACCTGAGCTTCGGCGGGCGCCTGGCCATGGCGTTCGGTGCCCGGGGCGTGGGCGGGAAGGGCGCTGCGATGGCGCACTACGAGCCCATCGAGCGCGTTATCAACATGACCAAGATGAACGGCGGCGGCGCGCTGGGGCATGAGCATTACCACGCCCTGGACAACATCCTGCCGGGCGTCCTGCGTGGCGAAGAAGGGGAGTTCAACGAGTACGCCAGTGCAAACCCTGACCTGATGCCACCAGGTGCGATTCGAGAAGCCTTCAAGGCGCTCAAGGACACCCTGACCACCGGCGGCGTGCGCCTGGTGGAAACGATCAAGCTACCGCCCCGGACTCTGGAGAAAGCTCAGTTCAACTTGGACGGCCGAACCCTGCGCGGGGTGGCCCTGGATATCAAGAACGCCGGCAACGTGCACGACGCCGTGCTGGCGGTCGACGCGGTGTACAAGAACCTGCAGTCCAAGCCCTACCTCAAGCAGAAGAAGCAGTGGCGCGAAATGGCCGCGGCTTACTACTCACCAGCTGGCGCCACAGAGGTGCAGGTGAAGTCGGGCGCCAGCGTCTCGAACTTCTACCTGGAGGCGCAGCAGCTCGATGACGGGGTGGTGGGCAAATACTGGTCAGAACCCTTTGAAATGGCCGCCCGTGCGTTCCAGAGCTACCTAGAAGACCGCCTGGCCGAAATGGGCCGTAAAAACGATTACCTGAGCAGCCTGGCCGACAACAAGCACCACTACATGCCCGAGCTGGGCGCCCCCTTCAAGCCCTATCCCGAGGGCGAAGAACGTACCCGCATCAACGCTGCCTTTGACCAGGTGTTCAAGGCGCTGCGCGATGAAAAGGCCTTCGAAAAGGCCATGAGCAACACAGCCTTGCTGGATTCCATTTTTGGGGTGAGCCATGAGTAACTTGAACGAACCGGCCGTGCTGGCGCCGATCGAGCGCGTGCGCCTGTCTGCCGAGCTGCTCACTGTGCGTGCACAGCTTGAATCGGGCGCGCTGTCGCCCCTGGAGCAGGTGCGGGCCAGTGCCCGGGCGCTGGAGCTACGTGTATTGCTGGGGGCGCCGGTGGCGCCTGCAGCAGCGCCGGCCGTGAATGTGTCCGGTACCGAACTGGGGGAGTTTCCCGACACGCCGGAGGGTAAGAAGTCGCTGCGCGCCGCGGTGAAAACCCACCTGGAGGGCCTGCGTGGCCAGCTGGTGAACTGCCCGGCGCTGGGCGCCAAGGTCGAAATCCGCCAGCGCGGGATCAAGGAAAGCCTGGCATTCAGTGGCAACCCCAAAAAGCTGAAATTGCTGCATGCCATTGTGCAGATCATCGAATCGGCGAAGGTGGCGAGCCGCAGCGATAACCACAAGCAGGACAAAAAGGGTTCGGCCCTGGCCTATTACTACCTGCAGAGCCTGGTCACGCTGGCCGACGAGCAGATCCCGGTGCGGGTAGTAGTCGAGCAGGATGACAAAGGCCAGCTCTACTACGACCTGCTTATCGAAGCGGCAAAAGAAAAGGCGATGCTCGATTCGACCGGAAGAACCCCTGATCACAATTCAGGGCGTCCGGTTGAACCTAAGATCATCGCCTTAGAGAACCAAGGTTCCCCTGATCACTATTCAGGGCATTGGCTCAACCCAAGTGTAAGTCATGACGCCGAGAGTGTCATGCTCGATTCTGCTGGCGCCATGATGGTGCTGAACCTGTTCCTGGACGATGACGAGCCCGAGGCATTTGAGCAGCCCCAGGCGCTGGCCACCGGCCTGCAGGTGCAGAAAAACGGTTCTGTCCTGGTCAGCGGCGACCCGGGGGCGCTGGCGGCGTATGCCGCGGCCACGTTCGACGGGCTCAAGGTGGCCCAGACCGCTGATGGCGTCATTTTCCCCAAAGCCAAGGCCCGCCTGGCCGAGTTCGTGCCGACCAGCGCCCAGCAGCTGGCCAGCGGCGCAGTTGTGTATGAGCACGGCGCCATGGGCGGCGGCGCGTCCGTTACCTACGAAGGCAAGTCTTCTGGCGTGGCGCGCGATGTGGTCGACCTCAAGGGCATCATGGCGCGGGAGTGGGGACCCGAGAAGTTCCGGGCTGTGTTCGGTGAGGACGCAAGCGCCGATGATGCGCAGGCCTACCAGGACGAACAACAGGCGATCGCTGACCGCAAAACCCAGAACGTGGTCGACGAGGCAGAGCGTGCTGCAGCGCCCGAGCGCGAGCGCCAGGAGGCCGCCCAGCAGGCCGCGGCCGAGGCCGCAGAGGTTGAGCGTATCCGCGCCGAGCGTGAGGCCGAGCAGCGCGAAGACTTCGCCAAGACCATCGGCGCTGGCGTGGTGGAAAACCCGGTTTACCAGGCGTATCTGGACACCCTGGAGACGCTGCCCACATTCGAGGAAGGCAACGCCGGGTTCCTGGGCTGGGCGGGTATCCGCGTGGGCGAATACGAGGCTAAGGCGGGGCGCGTCTCCAACAACCGGGAAGGGTACCTGGCGTACCTGCGCGAATATGCCGAGGCGCACCTTTCCAAGCGCGTCCAGACCCAACGCGCCCCGGCTGCTGAGCCCGCGGCCGCCCCTGCAGTAGAGCGCGAGCCTGTCCATGCTGACCCAGCGCCAGCGGCGCCGGTACCGGAAATCGTCGAATACAACACCAGGAAGGGGAAAGTACTGCGCGGCATCATTCGCACAGACCTCAGCCTGGATCAGGCCAAGGCAATCGACCCATACACCTGGAGGATGAACGGGGGCTACTTCATCCGGGAAAAGCACCTGGGCGGCGACACTTCGCATATCCAGGCCGCGCCGGCGCCGGTGGTGATGACGCCCGAGCAGCAGGCCGAGGCCGCGGCCACCGCTCAGCGCCTGGCAGAGGAGCGCGCCCAGCAGGCCCTGGCCAGCCAAGTGGGCAAACTGCGCCAGGTGGCCGACAACGCCTTGGACAAGGCTGATGCCAGCCTGAATGCCGATCGCAAGACCAATACAGCCAAGCGTGCCCGAGAGGCTGGCTACGCGATCGAGAGCGCCGAGACAAATAAGGCCGTGGCCAAGACCCTGCACCGTGTAGCGGACGCGATTGAGGCCGGCGCGGGTGGTGCGCTGGCCAAGCTGTCGAGCCGTGCCCAGCTCGATGAACTGCAACGGATCATGCGCCTGGCCATGTACGACGCAGACAGCAAGCTGGCCAGCAATGAGCGCTCAGGGCGCCGCGGGCGCCCGTTTGAAGACAACGATTTCAGATTTATGGCCTTCCCGCACCCTTGGTCTTGGAGCAACCGTTACAGCGCTGCCGCCAAAACCCTCGCCCAGCATGCCGCCAAGGGGAATAGCAGGCTGATCGCCGCCCTGGCCAAGCTGGGCAACGGTCCCGAGCGGGTTGACCTGGGTGCGGTGAATATTGCCCTCACGCGCAAGGCCGCGGCCGCGCTCAAGGGCATCAAAGGTGGCTGGCATATGGAAGACCCCATGGAGCGTATCGCCCGTGTCGAGCGCCTGGCGCGTATGGGGATCACCGACAAGCAAAGCCTGGACGCTGCAGTGCGCGAGCTGATTCCCCACCTGGTGGAGAAAGCAGAAGAAGACCCAGTGAAGAAGGCCGAGCGGGCCATTATCGGGCAGAAGGTCGGCATCGACTTCTTCCCAACGCCGGCGCACGTCGCCCAGCGCATGGCGCGCCTGGCCAAGATCCGGGAGGGCATGCGCGTACTGGAGCCGAGCGCCGGCAACGGCAACCTGGCAGACGCTGCCAAGGCCGAGGGTGGCCAGGTCGATGTGATCGAGATATCGAGCCAGCTGCGCGACATTCTGACCGCCAAGGGGTACAGCGTGGTGGATCACGACTTTGACGGCTTCACGCCTGATAAGCCCTATGACGCCATCCTAATGAACCCGCCATTCAGCAACCGCCAGGATGCTGCGCACATCATGCGCGCCTTCGGGATGCTGGCCAGCGGCGGGACTCTAGCGGCGATCGCAGGGGAGGGCGTGTTCTTCGGCAAAGACCAAAAAGCGGTCGCTTTCCGTGAGTGGTTGGACGTGCACGGCGCCGATGTTGAGCCCCTGGACGCGGGCACATTCCAGGACAACGCACTGCTGGCGCAAACCAGCGCAAACGCCCGCCTGATCGTCCTGAGCAAATAGCTAAAACGGCGCAAACCCCCCGAAATTCGGGGGTTTTTTGACACTTACCATCGTTGCTGAAACGCCACCACTACGGGCGCAGCCCTTATTCAGCAACGAGGTAACACGAATGCCACGACACATTTACGCGCCTGGCCGGGGTCTTGAAGACACCGAGTCCAAAATCGACGCCCTGGTGGGCGCGGCCCGTGAAGATGGGAACATGCTGGACAGCACCAACGCGGCCGCTGTCAGCGTAATCAAAGAATCCGTGGCCGATGCCACCAAGCTCCTGCCGGCTCGTATGGCCGCCCTGCTCGACAAGATCGACGGTGACGCTGCACGCGGCCAGGCCGTGCACAGCCTGCTGGACGGTATCGCCCGCTATCAGCACCGCAACGGCCATATGCCTGACGCAGCCCTGATCGACGCAGTTATCTCCCAGGCCGAGAACGTCGCTGACGGCTCCAACACCCATGTGCTGCCCGATGGCTACACCCTGGACAGCATCAGCAGCAACAACCAGTCGACTCCGCTGTCCCACCAGCCAAACCGTATCGCGGTTGCGATCACTGGCGGCCTGGCTGAGGGCATTCCGTTCGGCGCTTACCTGCCTTCGGACCTGAACTCCAACGAATCGAAGCTGGCCATCATCAGCGCGATCGCGGGTTCGGACTTCGGCGGCTATACCCAGGGCAAGATCCTGGACGGTACTGGTGGTGGCCAGGCCTACACCCGTTCCGAGCGTATTCTGGACGTGGCCATGGCTGGCGATCGAGCCACCGGGACGTTCAAGGTTACCGCCCGTATCGGCGGCGAGGGCGCTGCGGTACCAATCCTGCGCGGCCGCACCCGCGTGTTCGTTGACGGCCTGCAGGCCGCTGTAGAAGTCGATGGTGGTACCTCCATCAACCAGATCGCTGGCCAGTACTTCAGTGATACCGGTACCCCCTACACCGTGACCGGTAGTGTGAACATCGATACCGGTGAAGGCTCCCTGGCATTCAGTCCGGCCCTGCCGGCCAGCGCCTACCCGGAAGTGCAGGCGTTCGTCGACTTCGAGCGTAAGCCTGACCTGACGCCGCATATCAACACCAAGGCCCAAAGCTGGAGCCTGTATTGCGCCCCAAGCCGCGTGCTGATGCAGATTACCCCTGACAGCCGTACTCAAACCCAGTCGGAACTGGGCGCCGACGGTCTGACCATTGCCGTGCAGGCCGCGCGCACCCAGGCCGCCAACGAGCGTTATATCGCCGCACTGCGCAAGCTCAAGCGTGTAGCTAAGCGCACCAACCGCGAATACGACTTCGATGCCGGCGCGCAACTGGTCAGCAAAACCCGGGCCGCGGTGTGGCGCGACTTCGGTTCGTTCGCCGCCAAGGTGGACCAGGAAGTCGCCAACCAGACCATGGAGTTCGGCCTGAACATCTGGTACGTCGGCGATATCGGTATGTCGCAGTTCCTGTCGATGGATTCCACCGATTTCGTTGTCTCCGGCGTATCCGCCAAAGCCGGTTTCTGGCGTATCGGTAAGTACAAGGGCAAGTACGACGTGTACTACGACCCCTACGTCGTCGAGGAAACCGACACCGATATCGAGATTCTGTGTGTCGGTCGTTCCGCCCAGGTGGCGCGTAACCCGGTGGTCTTCTCGGACGCGGTACCGCAAACCCTGATCCCGATTGCTGTGGGTTCCGACCTCAAGTCTGGCGCTGCGCTGTATAGCCGCAACCTGACCGAGATCAACCCGCACAAGCCATCGGCCATGGGCTGCGCCCTGCTGACCATCAAAAACGTTATCGCCGCGTAAGGGGGCTTTATGACTGCCAAAGCAACCAAGGCGAAAGCCAAGGCTGTGGCGGCAGCACCCGCGGGCGACAAGGTGGACGGCGCTGCGGCGCAGTCCACTGAGGCCCAGGCAACGGCCGGCATTGCGCCGGCCGCGGGTGCTGCAGGCACAGAAACGAAAGGTCCTGGTGATGGCCTCGCATCGAGCGAGCAGGCGTTCACGGCGCTGGCGCCAGTGCCTCACCAAATGGTGCTCACCAGGTCGCTGGTGGCGCAGATGCTGACGCCGCCAGGTAGCAACGCTGGCGCTGATGGGGATGACAAGGCCCCCGGTACCGGTGATTCCTTGACCGTCGGCGATGACCAAAACAGCGCAGGCGACGGCGACCCGCTGAGCCTGGAAACCGCGCAAACCCCCGCCGAAAACGGCCTCTCCAGCCCTGTAATTTTGGGCTCGTGGTCACTGCCAGCCATCGACGAATTCCCCGCCACCCTGACCCTGACCAACCACACCGCCAGCCGGATCGTGGTGCTGGGCCAAGGCATTCCGGTGGATGGCTCGTTAGAGCTGGAAGTGACCGAACAGCAGTTTTCCAAGCTCGCGAAGTCTTGGCGCGGCTCTGCCCGACTGGACAAGTGGGACAACGTTCGAGGCCTACAGGTGGCACATGAAAGTACAGATTGATCGCAATTCCGGTAAGGAGCCCCGCGCCCTTGTCGAGCAGCTGGCCCCCGAAGGCCAGGAATTTCCTTTGGTGGTGTTCCTGACCCACAAAAACGAATTTCCCTTGGTGCTGCCATCGAGCGGCATCAACGCCGCGCTGGAGCCCAACAAGCCCCACCAGGTGAAAGTGAAGAGCTTTGATCAGGCCTGGCTGCTGGTTACTGACCTGAGCGAGTACGCCGCCATTGCCGGTAACGATGCAGTGGATTACGCGGTGGTGACTGACAGCGCCAGCGAAGAAGCAAGCGCCGCTGTAAGCGAGGCCCCTGCAGATCAGCCAGCGGTGACCACTTCCGCCAAGGCGAAGGCCACCGCGGCCGCGCAAGCCACTCAAGCGGCCGTTTCGGCCAAGGAGAACAAATGAGCCAGGTCTTTTCCCGACAAGTTGGCAAGCGTTCTGGCGTTCAGGTCAACAACATCATTGACCAGTCTGAGCAGCCCAGCACCAGCACCGTAGCGCACAACATCGCTATCGTTGGTCGCTTCCCGCGCGGCCGCACCGACAAGGTGTTTGCTGTCACCCAGGGGCGTTTCAAGCGCACCCTGGGCCAGACTGCATCGCTGACCGTCAGTGCCTTGTCCGAGCCCGCCGTGCATATCCATGAGGCTCTCAAGGCCGGTACCGTGCAGGCCATCGTTTCGCGCCTGGTCGCCACTGGTTCGAGCAACAAGCTGATGGTGGCCACCGCCGCAACTGCAGCGGGCACTGAATGGGCCATGGCGGACGAGCAAACCGGCCCCACTGGCGCCTATTTGATCGCCATCAAGCACCTGGAATGCTTCTCCGACGGTGTTATCGCCGAGATCCACGCGGACGCGGCCAAAGGCGCCGGTGGCGTGCCAGCTGAAAGCAAGATCATCACCTTGCAGCTGCGCGACGTAATCGACAACTCGATCATCCTGGGGCCATTCAAAGGCTCGCTTGATGTGAACGCCCTGGACGAGTTCCAGAAGAGCTACTACATCGGCGATATCGTCTCGCAGAGCACCGACCTGCTGCAGGTTGTCTCTGTCAAAGACGGCGCGACCGTGCCCGTTACTTGCACCTTCTACGGTCGCAAGGACGGCAAGGACCTGTACGCCAGCAAGACGTTGAAGTACTTCACCGAAGGTGCCCAGGTCTACACCACCTCCGATCTGGACGCAGCTCTGGATCGCATCAAGCGTTCGCGCCCGACTTTCACTTACCTGTGCAGTGGCGGTACCGAGAACGTCGCCCTGATTTCGCGCCTGCTCGCGCTGGGTAAAACCCTCAACCGCCAAGTGCTGTGGGATGTTCCTGGGCGCCTGACCCCGGAAGCGGCCGCGACCTTCTACGCCTCTGTTGGCGGCGATACCAATAGCCTCTACAGCCAGGCCTATTGGGCGCCGCTGAGCGCGCAAAACCCCGTGGTGGGCGGCAAGGCGATTTTCGGCACCTCTGGCATGCAGGCCGGCCTGCGCTGCGCGCGGAACGCCAAGACCAACGCCAAGGGCATTGCTCCCCGAAATCGCCCGGTGGCTGGCGATGACTATGCGGTCAACCGCACCAGCATCACCCAGGTATTCGACCTGGATGAAGAAATCGACCTCGAAGTGCTGGCCGAGGCCCGTATCAACCCGGTTATTTTCCGCGACTACACCACGGGCGGGAAATATGCCTGGGTCGACTCCCTGACCGGTGCACAGACCGAAGGCGCCACCAAGCTGATGGCCGTGGCCGAAATGGCCAGCTACGTGGATGACACCATTGCAGCAGCTGCGCAGGGCTTCCTGCAGAAGCCAATGGCCGAAGCCATCACTGAAATGACCAAGTTCCTGAAAACCTTCTTTGCGTCGTTGGAATCGGCCGGTTGGCTGCAGCCGAGCGCGGAGCTGGATGGCCTGAGCTACAAGGCCAAGATTGACGCAAACGCTACCCGTCCATTCGACAAAATGGATATCAAACATTGGCTCTGCTACGACGGCACCAACCGTGTCACCGAAGCGCAGCAATACGCCGTCCGGCCATAAGGGGGATTTATGGATAATCTGCTGACCAACGTTCTGGCACAGCGTATCCGCATGGCGGCCGCATTCGCGGCCCCTGCCGAGCCGCCCGCCAAGCCGCTGCCAAACGATCCAAACAACATGATGGATAACGCCAATGGCAACGGCTCCGGCTCCGGCAACGGCGAGCACCAGCTGGATGACGTTAAATCGGTCTTCACCGATGAAATGCGTGTCGAGGCGGCCGCTGTTGTAGAAGAGTGGGCCGACACCGACACCCTGGACGAAGGCGAGGGCTTTGGCGACCGTCTGTATGCCCTGGTGGTCGGTAACGCCACCGACGGCGACGGCGAAATGACCGACGATGAGTCGGAGTACGCCGCCGACCTGGCGCAGCTGGTGGGCGACTACCTGGAAGCCCGCGGCATTGACGGTGACGATATCGATGCCCTGCTCGACAACTTCGAGAACGACATTGCTGCTCGCGTGCATGACGTTCTGCTGGACAAGATGCCTCAAGGCGAAGAAGCCATGCTGGACGCCACCGACCGTTTCGTAAACGGCGATGCCGAGGATGGCGAAATGATGGACGCCACCTATCGCAAGGTGCTGGCCATCCGTCAGGGTAAGAAGGTGCGCCTTAACAAGCGCATCGGCGGTACCGTGAAGCTGACCGCCGGCCAGAAGTCCGCTGTACGCAAGATGCAGCGCAAGGCCTTCTCGGGCACTGCCAAGCGCAAGCGCGCCCGCTCCATGCGCATCCGCATGAAGATGATCGGTAAGTAAGGCTGTGGCTGACTTTAGCTATGACTCTCAGGGTCGGCTGGTGGGGGCGTCCATTGCGGGCGTCCCTGCGACCAACCCGGGTAGCACCTCCAACACGTTGCTAGGGTCAGTCGCTGGCGTGTCCGGGAGGGTCGGCACAGAGGTCGTGAGCGGAGTGGTAGCGGCGGGGCGCGATACCGTCGCCGGCATGGTTGGCGGTGACGCAAACTTGCGCGCCATCACCGGCGCCGCCGAGACGGTTACAAGCACCGTGTCCGACGTGTTCAGCGGCAAGACCACCGTTTCCGAGGTCTATGGCGAGGTCAAGGGCAAGCTGTCTTCTGTACTGGAAGACGGTTCCCTGTCGGGGACCGTTCTTGGCCCCCTGGGCGGCTCAATCCTGGGCATCAAGGGTCTAAGCAATGACCTGGGCAGTGACTGGGGCAGTATGTCCCAGGTGCTCATGGCGCGTATTTTCGTGTGCGATGCCAAGGGCATTGCCGACACCAAAGAGTTTGCAGGGGTCTATGGTCCCCTGGTCGAGGGTGGCGGCGTAAGCATCACCCAGAACTGGCAATCGCCGTTCGAGAATTCCGGGCCTGAAACAAAGGCCCCAACCCTGACGGGCATGCTGCAGACCGGGGGCCTGGTCCCTGTGCTCAATGCCCTGCAGGCGATCAGCCCATTCAAGGACGGTCCCATTGCCGACTCCCTGGATGCAGGCTCCGACAAACTCAAGTCGATCATGCACGACCTGCAGGGCCGCACGGGCGTAACCAAGCTCAACAGCCGCCAGGTGTTCGCCGGCATGCCGCCGGTGAAGTTCACCTTTGGTATCCGGTTCCGCGCCATCACCAGCGCGCTGTCCGAGGTAGAGGCGCCGCTGGCGCGCCTGCTGGAGTGGGTATTCCCCCAGGAGCTGGCCGAGGACGGCATTCTGTCCGAGGTGCTGCAGACGACCAAGGACGTGGATTCGTTCATTAAGGCGCTGTTCCCCTCCAAGGCGCCCAAGCTGCTGGGCTTGACCCATGGTGGGCGCACCTACCCACCGTCCGTAATCGAAAGTCTGGACTACCCGCTGGACGCACCGCGGGATAACCAGGGCAACTACATCGACCTCACGGTGCAAGTGAACATGTCCACGCTGACCGCGCTCGACCGCCCCGATATCCGCAAGTACTTCTCGCGCAAATAGCACGCAAACCCCCGGGAAAACGGGGGTTTTCTACGTGTGACGATGGCCCTTGTTTGTTCCAGCACCCGAGGGTTTGAGTATGTCTGTAGATGCAATGGCGGTATTGAGCCGCACGTTCCAAAACACCAACGACCTGGGCCGAAAGGTTATCCAATCTGACGCCCAGATCGTGTTCGACCAGTTCCCCGATATGCCACTGCTGGTGAAGCAATTCCCCTGGCCGGTGGCCACCCCTGGCGATGTAGTCGAGTACTACGGCCCCAACGGCCAGTTGATGGTCCAGCCCAAGCAGGTCAAGACCAAGCAAGAAGGCCCGGTTGCCTTCTACGAAACCGTGCTTGGCCAGGCGAGCGACATGCTCAAGGCATACATTGCCAATGGCGCCTACCTCGATGCCACCGTGTTTGAAGGTCGCCCGGATGACTACAAGCGCAAAGAGGACCTGAAAAACCTGGTGCTGGTCATGGATACCCCTGATCGTGACTGGGAAAACGATGCGCAAACCCTGCTGTTCCAGGGCACGCTGCATTTCCACTGGTTCGCGAACCAGTAACCATGAAAATCAGCCAATTAGTAGCTCAGTACTTTGCCGTGCTGCCAATTGGCTGCGCCCTGGACGAGGACCAGGTGACCCGCAACCTGCGCGAGGCCATCACTTCGTATTGCGGGTACCGGCGCCTTACCAGTGTGCAGCCAGAGCCGGATCCAGCCGGCGCGCCGCCCGATTCTGACCTGACAGACAGTGAGCTGGCGCTGATCAAGCCCCTGTGGCACCTGAAAAACGACCGGGAGAACGCCGCGGCGTTCGAGGTATCCCGCTCGCAAGGTGCAGACCCATTCGGGCGATCTGTGGCCGAGTGCGATGCAGCGATCGAGGTGTACCTGCGTGAGCTGCCGTCGAAGTCATTTTGCTATGAGGTCCTGTCGATCTAATGGCCAACATCTTCGAGCGCCTGGCGTACCAGGCTGCATCTGCAGTAGCGCCAAACACCGGGCTTAGCTCCGGCGTACTCAAGTACGCCTCCGCGGCCCGCGACCTGCTGAACGGCAACCTTGTCGGCGCCAGCAACAAGGCGATAAACACGAAGTACGGCAACATCCTGCTGGGGGGCTTGTCCTGGAACAAGCTGGAGCAGATGTTCGACGAGGCCAATGGCGTCAACCGCGAGCGCTCCAACCTGTGGCATATCGCTGTCGACCCGATCGGCAGGATTGCTGCCCCCAGAGTCAACCTGCTGGCCATTGAGTGCTCCTACAACGGCACCCAGTTGGGATGGGAGCCGGGCAAGATCGGCTCAGGGTTCACCCAGATTCCTGCGGGCTCCGATCCGGTGGAGCTGCGCCTGACCTGCTACGACGTGGACGGTGAAATCAAGCAATGGTTTGACCAGCTCCGGCTGACCGTCGCCGCGCCAGACGGCACGTTTGGCTTGCCGTCGCAGTACGCCAACCAGATGACCGTCACTCACGGCGCCGTGCAAGAGAGCTACGGCTATTCGGCGTCCTGGGCGATGGTGCCCGTGTCGTGCGAAACCCAGCAGGCGCGCTCTGCAGACGAGTTCGCCACCATCAACCTGACGTTTAGCCAGTACGACTACTTCGGAGTTCTATGAAGTACATCAGCCCCCTGAATACCGCGCGCATTTCCGTCACCATGTCGGTGCTCGACATGGACCAGATTGAAGAACTTTGCGAGATTCCGGCCGTGTACGAGCAGCGCACCTATACCGCGCTGCTCCGCCATATTTGCAAGCCGGTCGACCGCCCCGGCGCCGTGAAAGACCCGCGTTTTTGGTCGATCAACGAGCGCATGTATGTGGCCGCGTACTACATGAGTAACACCCGGGAAGACGGGCCAGATTTCCCGATCGGCAAAGGTCACTTTCACGACTACCTTCTGGGCATGACCGACTTCACGCCCGAGGTGGAAAAGATTGGTTTCGAGTTCGACGGCAAGCAGATGGTCTACAGCCCCATGCTGGGCTACCAGGCCGAGGCGATCGAAACCCTGATCGAAGGTGGCACCTTCAAAAAGAACAACTACAGCTGGTGGGCCGCCACCATGGCCGCCTGCCTGTACGAGGCAGAGAAGGGCCCGCTGCCCTACAACGATGACGCCCAGTACGAAGCGGCACTGCTGGAGCGCATCCGTGAGGTGCGCAAGCTCGATGACCAGACGTTTGTCAGTCAGTTCGACTACTACCGCCAGTGCGAGCAGCAGGCCGCCCACTTTGTGCACGCGGTGACGAACCTGCATGGCGTGGTAGCCAACCAGGTCAGCGAGCCGAACGCTGAAAAGGGGGTGCCAGAGTTAGCACCGGCCCGCTTTCCTCCCCATTCCTGCATCAGCGAGCGAGCGCGTCAGATTATGGGATTCCTATAACGCGATCCGCGCCGACCTGGCGCTGTACTTCGGCCAGGACCTGGTGCAGTGCGGCAAGCTCACAGACGACCGAATCAGGAAGCTGTTTGCGAGCAAACCCTTCGAGAACTGGAAGAAAACCCGGGAGAACGAAGGCAAAGCCATCGCCGCGCAGATCAACCGCCTTGACTCGATGATCAAGGGGCTATCCAACATCGCCGAGATACTGGCCAAGCATCCGTAAATCGGCGCAAACCCCGCCCGGGGAGCGGCCATTTGTGACGTGAAAATACGTGCAACTACACGGATTCACGAGATTGACAAATGGCCGCCGACACTCAGCGTTTGCTGGACTCACCACTGGCTAAGGGCGCCCTCAAGCTGGCCCAAACCCTAGCTGGCGCCGCCCTCATTGGCCTCTGCTCCACCGTCGTCGGCAAGCTCGACAGCATCCAGTCTTCTATCAACGGTTTCGGCAAGGACATTGCCCTGGTACAGCGCGACCTGAGCCAGTTCAAGAGCACCCAGGACGCGACCACCAAGGACGTTTCCAGCCTGCAGACCACCGTGCTGCAGCAGGGCTTTGAGCTCAAGCAGCTGCGGAAGGAGGTCGACGCCCGTGGCCGATAAGCCCCAAGACAACGTGGTAAAGCGCTGCGCCCGCGGCGCCAGGCCGTTCAACGTCACTTTGGTTGCCGCCGGCATCGTTCTCGATGGCGTGGTGATCGCCTGGGCCTGCCTGGACGGGCAGGGCCTGGTAGATCCGGCCATCTACGGCGCGGTATCTGCCGTGCTCAAGTCCTTGAACGTGGCCATTCATTTCCTCAGCAAAACCACAGGGAGTGCCGACGATGGCCAAGATTCCGACAACGCTTGAAGTCTCCAGCGCGATCAAGGCCGTAGGCCAGCGCAAGAAAACCCTCGCCCTGGTCATCACCATGGCCATTTCAGCCGCGGGCTATGAAGGCACACGCCTGGACGTTTACGACGACGGCCTGGGCATCCCCACCCAGTGCATGGGCCAGACCCAAGGCGTCAAGTTCGGCCAGCCGGCCCGCACGCTTGAAGAATGCGCTGAAACGCTGGTGGTTCGTATCGAGGCCAACCAGGACGTGCTGCAGCGCCGTATCGGCGCCATCCAGTCGGCCAGCGGGCCCATCACCTACAAGGACCTGAGCTTAGGCGAGCAAGAGGCCTACAACAGCTTCTACGACAACCTTGGCCCAGGTGGCAAAGGCGTCAAGGACGGGCTTTTTGCCCTCAAGGCGAACGGCCAGCCCAGCACCCTGGTGCGCAAGCTGCGTGCCGGCGATCGCGTCGGCGCCTGCGAGCAAATCATGCAATGGCTCAACCCCAAGTGGATGCCTGGCATCAAAAAGCGCCGCGAAGCCGAGCGCGCCCATTGCCTGCGCGACCTGCAGGCCTGAATTCCCCCCTGTTTCACCCATAAACCAATGCAACAAATGGAGATTGTCCTATGCGTAAAATCCTGATCGGCGCCGTTATGGGCCTGGCGCTGGCCACCGTGGCCGCCTGTTCCACCGTTGGCCATGTCGTGTCCACCGTGGGCGGTGCGGTCTACTCCGACGCATCCAGCGCGGTATCCGGTTACTGCTCCATGAGCCCGGCCAAGCGCGCCGTGGCGCAGCTGGTGGTCGCCGGCAAGGTGTACAACACCGGCCTGTGCGACGTGGTCAACGGTGACGCCACCCTGGACGGCAAGCTGCAGGTGGTGGCGCAGGAGAAGGCCGCCGAGCTGATCGATTCGGCGATCGCCAAGGCCGTGGCCGATGGTCGCCTGACCCAGGAACAGGCCGACGTGATCCAGGCGATTCGCGCGGAATCGACCGCCAAGCATGACGAAACCACGGTGCCCGAGGCTGACGGCAAGCTGGCGATCGGCGCCGAAGAGGCACCGGTACCGGGCACCGTGGCGGAGGCGATCAAGGCCACGCGCAGTGTCTAAACCGGGCTTTAGCGGCCAGCCTATCCTGCGGCCGTTCCGATCGGCGCAGAGCTGCGAGCTGTGGACGCTGATGAATACGGTGTATTACGTATCACGGGACGGCAAGACGTATGAGGCGCCGCGCGGCATGCTGACCGACCTGGCCAGCATCCCGACGCTGGCGGCCGGCCTGTTCCGCGGGGTGGATCATCGAGCACCGGGGGTGATACATGACGCCCGGTACCTGCTGAGCCCGATCACAGGAGAGAAGCGCGCCGACCTGGACAGCCTGTTTGCCGAAATGTGTGTGCTGCAAGGCGCCAGTTCCCTGCAGGGCAGTGCACTGCATACTGGGCTTGAGCTGGGCGGCTGGCATGCTTGGGATGATTGCCAGGCTGCAGGCGTGACATGGGGGGATTTTGATGTGTCGGTGCTAACCGATGAAGAAATCGCCGACTACCGTGTGCGGTTCAAGATCCGGGATCTTAAACCCCGCCGGCTTGCTTGAATGCCAGGCTGTGAGCACCTGCAATCGGGGCTCACAGCCTTTGAAGTTTCCTACCCCGAACGCCCCTAACCCCAGGCCAATGGCTGTGGGGTTTTGGGCGTTTCTTGCTATCAGGTGAACGGCTGTAGAGGCTTGAGTATGGGGGTGCGTGAGGCTAGCACCGGACTCATGCCTTGTCGGGGTACAGGTGGTTGCATCCGTTCAACTGCAAAACGAGCCCATTTATCCATCATGGGCCTACGCTTTTCGAGCTGCTTACCGCGGGTGTAGGCCCGCTGGGTAAGGTTGCCGACGACGTGCGCCAGCGCAGTTTCGCAAAGCTCGTTCGAGAAATCCGTTTTCTCCTGTAACCAGGTGCGGAAGGTCGCGCGGAATCCGTGCACGGTGCAATCCTCCCCCAGCTTGGTCATCAGCCGGCGCAACGAGTTGTTGGCCATTTCACCAGTGTATGAACGATTCGAGAATATAAACTCGCTGCGGCCGCGTGTTCCAACCTCTTTAAGCACGGTTAAAGCCGCCTGGCTTAAAGGAATTTCGTGTTCTTCTTTACCTTTCATGCGCTCGGCCGGAATACGCCAGACTGAATGTTCCCAGTCTATCTCTTCCCATTTAGCACCCATTGCTTCCGAGGTTCGGCAACCTGTCAATATAAGGAATTGAAGGCAGCGCGCAGCCCTTGAGTCTTCGGCTTCTAGTTTGCGCATAAAACTAGGCAGAGCTATATAACTCATTGACTCCAAAGGAATTGGAGTTGGCAATACATTGGAAAGAAGGTTCTGTATGTGACCACGCCAGCGGGCGGGGTTATCCCCGTCTCTGTGACCCAGGGTCTTGGAGTAGTCCAGGACCCGCTCCAGCCTGTTGCGCACGCGGCGCGCCGTCTCCGGCTTGTCTCTCCAGATCGGTTCAAGCACAGAAAGCACGATTTTTGTGTCAATTGCACAAACTGCTTTATTGCCAATTATTGGGAAAACATGATCACGCATTGACGCTTCCCATTGATGGGCGTGTGCCTGCGACCAGCCGTGACGATGCCGCGCAATGAATGCGTTAGCGTCTTCTTCAAAAGTGGCCGCTGACTTGGCCAACTCTTTTAATCGTTCCTTTTCAGCGCGTGGATCTATTCCTTTGCGCGCAGAAAGGCGTATAGCCATGGCGGTTTCTCTCGCCTCGGCCAGTGAAACGTCTGGAAACTTTCCCAGACCGTCGTCTCTGCGCTCGCCATCGAATGTATAGCGAACAATCCAGGCTTTAGAGCCCTTCGGCGAAACGCGCAAAGCCAGGCCGTATTTGTCTTGATACTTTCCCGGCGTGGTTATGTTTTGGATAACCTTCTGAGTAAGGGACATATTTCTGCCTTTATGCTTGTGTGTTCTGTGTTGATGGGGACGACCTGCTGCATGGACGATTCCAGACTGTGTATCGAAAGACGTAGGTTTAAATAAGCAGGTGTTAGCCTAGATCAAAGAGAAAGATTTCGCCGTGTGTGACGCGGATATAATATCCGCGTCACTGATGCCTGGAGGTCCCTTGAAACAAGGGCTACCGCTCGTCAGGCCGAAACCGGTCCCACACATTGACCCCATCCCTCCAATGATCGTTTGTGAAGGGTGCCACGAGAAGGTTCCCCACAAAAGGGGTTTTAGCGACGAGTGGTATAGAAATTTTGGTTTCAGCGTGTTTGCGCTGCCTTCTGGTGCGCCAAATAGTTGTCCAGCCCCCCAAGGGCGTCAATCATCTGGCGAAGGTGCTTGATTTCTGACGCCTGCCGGGCTTCCTGCCGTTTCAGCGCCAGCTGGACCTGGTTGGCCTGCACACCCCGCACGAAGTTGGCGAAGTCGCCCGGCAAGCGATACGCAATCGCCATCAGGGAACATACAACCAGCATCCCCAGGCACACTCGCATGCGCTTGTGAAACTTGTACAAGTACGGATTGACATGGTTGCTCGGGTGGTAATAACGGAAGAGGTAGATCAGCGTGCCGATCGCTACCAGTAGTGGCAATGTGTGCATATTGTTTACCCCTTGAGTTCAAATCGAATGAGCCAGCACCAGGGATTGGTAGCGGCGGGGATATCGGGCACAGCGCTGGCCCAATATTCGGCAAAATCGGCGGCCGTGGCGTGGCCGCTTTCGCGCAGCTGGGCGTCGGTCAGTTGGTCCGCCCGGGTAATGCCGACGTGGCGCACCAGGCCGGTACCGAGACGGGAGTACTTCTGCGCGGGGAGCGCCTGCAGTAGCTCGAAGGCGTGGCCGCGCCCGATTGGGGCGGTGTGTGAGTCGATCAATCCCCAGGTGAACGCGCATTGAACTGCATCGATCAGCGCTAAAACGTCGCCTGGCGCAATGCCGGCCTGTTGCACTGTCTCGGGGTCGATTACCGGCTGCGGCCGGCAAGGGATCACTACCAGGTTCACTGCGCCGCTCTGTGCCCGGGCAGCGATCGCCGGGGGCAGGGCCAGCTTCTGCAGGCTGAAACTGAGGGTGCTGGTGTCGCGGGGTGCGCGCATCAGCGGCTCACCAGGGTGAAGTGAACCGAGTCTGGGCCCAGGTTGTACGTCTCGATAAACACCCGCTGCAGCTCGTCCACCACAGCGAACATCGCCGCCTTGGCTTCTAGGTAGTTCATGCGCTGGCCTGGCTGGGTTGACCAGTTCGCCTCGGTCGCATTGCCGGCGCCGTCCTTGAGCTGGACAACGGCAGTCCAGGCCACGCGCTTGTTCGGCAGCTGGGCCCGCAATTTGCCGCGCGGGCCCTTGTCGCCGACGTGGCGTACATGCGTGCCGTCAAAGATGATTTTCATGGGGTCCCTTGATAAACGAGTGCAGGGGCATATAATGCGAGGCACAAATATCTGGCTGATTTTTGTGAGAAAAGGCCGCGATCCTTCGGGAGCCGCGGCTTTTTTTCGTCTGTCATTCGGCTTCAGGTTTCATGAACACGAGCCAGTGGGTTAGGCCCTTTCGCCCGGTCGGGTGCCCAAAAAGCGGCGCGATAGGCGCCAGTTCCAGCACCTCACTTACCTTGACCTGGGTTTCATTCCACTTGAAAACCAGCACACCGTCCGGCGCCAGTACCCGTAAGCATTCAGCAAACCCCTGGCGTAGATCCTCCCGCCAGTTCGGGCCCAGCTTGCCGTACTTGGCTGCCAGCCAGCTTTTGGGGCCGGCTTTCACCAGGTGCGGGGGATCGAAGGTAACGAGCTTGAACGAGCCGTCGGGGTAGGGCAGGGCGCGAAAGTCAAACATCACGTCTGGCTCAATTCTGAGTGTGCGCGTGCCGTCTTCATTGCCGTGGGATCGGTCAGTTACGGTGATGACTTCGTTCCGCACATCCCCAAACACCACGTCTGTATTCGTGCGATCGAACCACATCATGCGGCTGCCACAGCAAGCATCCAGCACACGCTTGGTCTTTGCTGGTACGTCTGAATGATCCGTCATGGTCACACCCCCTGCGGCACTTCTTCGCCGCCAAGGGAGACGAACAGATCAGCCAGGAACGCGCGGAAGGTCAGCATCATCAGGGCAAAGCTCGCATCGAACTGGCCCGCGGCCTCGTCGCCGCCATCCTGCTCGGCCTGCTCGACCAGTAGGTCTTCAAAGCGCACGCGGGAAATGCTCAGGCTGTCATCGAGCACGAAGGACAGCTGGTCCTTGTACGCCAGCGCCAGGCGGGTGCAGGCCTTGCCAGTGGCCAGGTGCAGCTGCACTTCTTCGCTGGTCAAGTCCTGGCGGGTACAGCGCACAATGCCGCCACCCTCGGCGGTGTCGCGCAGCTCGCATGCATCGAGCACGGTGAAGTGCTCGGCGGCCCGCTGCTGCTTGAGCCAGTCGGTCATGGTGGCGCTGGGGTTGATCTTGACGGTGGCCGGGCGCACCGGCAGCGAGCCCAGTACTTCGCGCAGTGTCGACAGCAGGTCTTCGGCGCGGCTGGCGCTGGCGCTGTTGACCAGGATCAGGCCCTGGCGGGTGTCGATCGCGGCGAAGATCATCGAGCGACGGACGAACGCGCGCGGCAGGCAGGCCTGGATAATCTCGTCTTTGATCTGGTCACGCTCTTTCTTGTAGACCTTGCGCATTTGCTCGGCCTCGATTTCCTCGACCTTTTCCTTAACGGCTTCGGTGACCACGGCGCCCGGCAGAATGCGTTCCTCTTTGCGCGCGGCGATCAGCAGGAAGTCGCCATTGACGTGCACCAGGGGCGCATCCTCACCCTTGCCGAACGGCGCAATGAAACCGTAGGTGCTCAGCTCCTGGCTGGCGCAGGGGCGGGCGGGCTTCGATGCCAGGGCGGTTTCGAGCGCCTCGACTTCAAAGTCTATGGATTGGGTCAAGCGGTAGGGCAGCAGGTTTTTGAAGAACATGGCTTATCTCTTGTGGAGGCCGTAGCGGGTCACGCGCTCTTGCGCGGGGGTGGGCTTGATCTGAAATTCTGGTGCTGGGGGAACCGGCCCGAACCTGGCCACGGCTTCTTCCAGCTCGCGGCGCAGCGCTGCTTTAGCGTTCACTGTGTGCAGGGGGTGGCCCAGGTACTGGATCGGATGGGGCATCGATCAGGCCCCAACCAGGTGGTGGAGCGGGGCAAACGGGATATCGTCCGAGAAATCGGGGGTGTCTGGACCGTTCCCGGCCTGCTGGCTCTGGGCGGAGTACTGGCTCTGCTGACGCCGCGGCGGCGCCTGACGGGCCGCACTATCTTGCGGGTGAGGGCGTGGCGACTGCTGGCCACCTTCCTGCTGTGGACGGCCACCCAGCAGCTGCATGGTGCCGTTGATGTCCACGATGATTTCCGTGGTGTAGCGCTTGATGCCGTCCTTTTCCCATTCGCGGGTCTGCAGCTTGCCCTCGATGTAGACCTGGGAGCCCTTGCGCAGGTATTCGCCGGCAATCTCGGCCACCTTCCCGAACAGGGACACGCGGTGCCATTCGGTGCGCTCGACCTTCTGGCCGCTTTGCTTGTCCGTCCACTGCTCGCTGGTGGCCAGGCTGAGATTGGTTACTGCGTTGCCATTGGGCAGGTAGCGCGTCTCGGGATCTTGTCCGCACGTTCCCACCAGAATCACTTTGTTTACGCCGCGAGCCATTTGGCACCCTTTTTTATATCCGCGTACACGGCAATTTGTATCCGCGTACATTGCGGGGCATACGATAAAGGGGTTTTCTCGTAAAAAACAGCGGTTTGTATATCAGTGCTGTAAGATCAGGCCATCAAGACAGCCACCGATAAAGAACTGCATGAACATCGAGATATTTGAGGGGTGTCGAACCGTCGAAGAGGCTTGCGATGCTGCCCAGGCAGCCCGGCGCCAGCGCTTCATCCTGTACGTGGACCTACGGTTTGACGGGGTACGCATCCGCGCCCTAAGCGCCTACTCGGAACAGGACCAGGTGAAGTTCGCCAACCAAATGAGCGTTGCGGTCAATGCCCGCGGGGGCATACCGGAGCGACTGAGCCGGCGTCTTGAGGATATTTTGGGGCTGCCGTTCGGCTGGTTTGACCAGGATTACCCGGAGCGAGAGCTGCGCTGCTCGATCGCCCGCGGTACCCGCCTGGCGACGAAACTGCGCTTTTACGATCTGTCGCCAAAATTCAAGACGGCCAGCAAGATGGATATTATTTCGGGCGCACCATCTGGGCAGCGCGGCCTGTCGAAAGCCCTGTATCTGCGGGCTGTAGCGCACCTGGTGCCTAAAAAAACGCCAAAGGCTTAGCACTGTACGCGGATAAAATCGTTTAGACGCCTCCCGGGGGCTGTGGTATACAGCTCGCCAGATTGGATCACACCTGCGCTTCTGCGTAGGTCCGTCAAAAGGAGGCAAAAAAAAAGAACCCACTTCACCGACCAAGGCTCCAGGGTTCTTTTTGCACAACAAATGAAAATACTTTCATTCAACGATCAAGCTCTAGACAAGCTGGGTCGCTACTCACACCGCTATGGCAAATCCATAGCCCCTGGATCTCAAAGCCATCCGTGCTTACCCGGTACCGGGGGTCCTTTGTGTCAGTAGCCCGACTATACCACATCCCCCATGTACGCGCGTTAACACGTTCGCGCCTTTGCGTCACATTCTCGCGCTCTAAAACCCAGCCAGGCGGCTGCGTTTTCTCCTGCGTTTTGCCTTTCGCCCTGCTCACAGCACCCAGATCACAAGGAGGTGCTCAATGAGCATCGTTCGCGCTGCCCGAAAAAGTACCTACTACATGCTCCCGTCCTCGGTCGTCGAGGACCGGCGCCTGTCGTGGGCGGGCCGGGGGATGTTGATTTACCTCCTGAGCAAGCCGGATAACTGGCGCGTCCAAATCAAGGATTTGATCAACCAGACTGAAAAGGCGATTGGCGGGCGATCCGGTCGAGACAAGGTGTACAAGGTGCTCAACGAGCTGCGTGCGGCCGGCTACCTGTACCAGGAGTTCGTTCGCGAAGGCGGCAACTTCCGAGGCGTGGAGTACGAAGTCTCCGAGGTGCCCGACCTTGAGCAGGCTGCAGTCTATCTGGCCAGCGTGAAACTCAAGGCCGGCGGCCGGGGCGGCAAGACTGGCGATCAACCGTTTACGGATTTGCCGGAAACGGTGGCACCACATACGGAATCGCCCGTTACGGCATCACCGTTTACGGGAAAGCCGGAAACATTAGACAGTACTGAAAGTTCATTTCAGATTGAAAAAGCAATTACTTACGACGACCCCGGGCAAGCCGGGGGATCGGTCGAGGTGAAGGCGCCTGTTGGCGCGAAAAGCCACAGCCCAGAGTCGGGGGAGCCAAGCGACTATCCCCAGTGTCCTGATGCAAAGAGTTATGCCCCATGGCATGCCTATGCCCGCGCCTACCGTGCCAAGCACCGGGCATGGCCGCTGTGTAACAAGCGCTTGCTGTCGCAAATGTGCCAAATCGTCGACCGGGTGGGCGACCTGGCGGCATCGATCGTCACCTACTACGTCAAGCACGAAACGGCCAAGCACCTGGTGGACGCCATGCACCCAGTTGGTCCGCTGCTGGCGAACTGCGAGGCATATGCAACCCGTGCGCAGAAGTCGGAGCGCGTCCAGCAAGCCCGGGTGACCGCCGAAGCGGCAAAGCCGGCGGCACCGGTGGCCACCGCGGCAGAGCCAGCACAACCTGCTGTCGACAAGGGCCCGGGCATTGGCCTGGAAGCGCTTATGCGATTGGCAGCGGCGCATGCGCCGGCTGAGCCGGTTGCTGCTGTCGCTGCGCCTGCAGCACCCCAGCCAAAGGCTATCCCTGCCGGCCTGGTCAACCTGCGAGCTGCTCGCCCAGGTCCTCAGCCTGTGAGGTTCGGGCTATGACGTTCGGAGGACGCACGGTCAACGACACCGAAAAGCGCTGGCACGACAACGTGGCCGAGATTTGCGGGTGTATCTGCTGCCTGCTCGATGGCCGCCCGCGGGATTACACGCTGCCGCCGCACGTATCGATTCACCACTGCGACGGCCGTACCAAGGCCCACGCCCATTACTACGTGCTGCCGCTGTGTGCCGGGCACCACCAGGAAGGGCGGGGCGCCCCGGGGCTGCTGGCGGTCCATGGCGACAAAGCCCGTTTCATTGCCGAGTACGGCCGTGAAATCCAGCTGGTGGAGGCGTGTGTGCAGCTGGTCGAGTGCGCGCAGCTGCCGGTGCCTGATGGCGTCCGCGGCCTGCTCTCCAAGTGGTACCAGAGCCAGCAGTACCAGGAAGCGCACGCAAGCTGATCGAGGTTGTGGGAGCGGGATGGCGCAAAAGTGCCGCCCGAAACCGCCTGGGGCCGCGTAATTCGCGGCCTATACCTGCAGGAGCGGGATAGGAATGGAAGCAAAACAAAAGGCGCGAACGCGCGTAAACAGGTTGGCGCGAACGCGCGTTTATGCAATCATGCCCCGGCAAATCAGCCAGAGGTATGCACATGCAAACCAACAACCTACCGATTTTTTTCAGCGCCATGGCGGCGGAGTTACTCGCCGCCCGCATGCGCTTCCTGGGGAATGCCGAGCTACTGGCGGACACCTACGAGTACAACCCGCCGGCGGACTTCGAGCCCGAGAGCTGGGCAGATGCCGCACAAGCCATCACCGAGGCTTTGAAGGCTGGCCAGGCTATCCCGGCAACGCCACGCAACGTCGAGCTGCTGGTGGAATCGCTGGAGGGCAGCCATCTGATCGGGCTGGCGCCGCCGGCAAAGCGCCGCGGCCTGATCGAGCTGGCCAACATGGTGGCCAAGCGCCTGGAGACGTACATAGGGCGGCCGGTGCGGCCGGAGCTGGGGCACTCATGATCTGGAACAACGACACCACGCTGAACCGCTCGACCGACAAAACCCCCTGTGGGGTGGTGGTCTTCACCGTGAGTTTCACCAACAACGAGCTGATGGGCGAGGAAGCCACCAACTTTGTGGCTGTCGCCCACCACCTGGCCACCGGCGCCATGACTGTCGGCCGTGGCAATGGTGAAACGGGGGAGGCCGGTTATCGCCTGGCCTGCGCCAATGCTGTAAGCGGGCTCGCTGCCTGTCTGCTGGGACACGTCACCTACAACCGCATGTTCGAGGCACCACGCTATGCACACTGATGGAATCAACTGGATCAATGGAATGCTTGACCGCGAGCGCTTCGCCTTGTCTTCGACCAAGACCGATACCGGCCATGTGCTGGTGCTTGAACATATCCGCACCGGCCTCAAGGCTGAGCTGGCTGTAGGTCCAGACGTTACCGAAAAGTCGATGGAAGCTGTTTCCACCCTGTGCGGCCTGCTGGCCAAGGCCTTCACTGACGCCAAGATGACCGAGCCAGGCAAACACGAGTTCGCCAAGCAGGTGCGATGCGTCTACGCCAACCAGCTGATTGAGGTGATTTCTCAGCACGGGCGCTGCTTCTTCTACAGCGCCAAGCATGACCGTGTGGCGCGCCTGGTGGTCGATGGCGCCGTGCACCTGATTGATGAAAAGTCGGGCAACAAAGTGGTGCTGCGCACCAACGGCAGCTGGGAGGGCTTCGGCCACGGCGGCACCCTGCGCGAGCTGGTGACCATGATGCGTGACTATGTGATGCAGGGTACCCGCATCGGCATGTACTTCATCGGCATGGAGCGCACGTTCGGCAAGGGCAATGTCTGGGGCTACCCAGTAGACCAGCTGGAGAAGTGCCGCGAGGCCGCGCGACTGCTGCCCATCACCATCGAGAAAGAAAGCGAGCGTGCAGCATGACCGGCCGCCGCGAAATCTCCCTGGAACAGTTCCAGGCCGAATACAAGGCCCAGGCCGTGCACGTCGAGGACGTGGTTTTTGTCTGCCCCCAGTGCAAGACCCTGCAGAGCGGGCGCGACTTCATGGACGGCGGGTTTGGCGAGCAGATCGAGGATCTGCAGTACAGCCTGGGCACCTCGTGCATTGGCCGCTACATCAAGGGCAAAGGCTGTGACCTGTCCCTGGGTGGCCTGCAGGTGCACACCCTGTCGATCATCACCCCGGACGGCGAGACGGTGCCGCACTTCGAGCTGGCCAGCCCGACCGATGCTGCAGCGCACCGTGCACGCCAGGCGGAGGCCAAAAATGGACACTAATACCAAGTTGTCTGTCGGTCCTTTGACCATTTTTCTGCCGCTCGATGTGCTGACAAAGATACAGACCCTGGCAGCAGCTGATAGCCGTTCGGTCGAGAACTTCATCGTGGCCGCGGCCGTGGAGAAGGCGACCCGCGCCGACCGCCTGGAGCTGATGCTGGACGCTCTCGAAAATGCCTCTGCGTATGAGGTGACCATCACCAGCGCCGAAGAACGCATAGAGGACATTCTCGCCAGAGCACGCGAGAGGGGGCACGCCCACGGCAGACAGGAGGCCAGCGAGTGACAGAACTGAGCCTACGCCCGGTCGTTATGTCCGCTGCAATGGCTGCCGCCATCCTGGAGGGTCGCAAAACGACCTTCCGGGAGCCGGTTCGGCCTCAACCGATTAACGGCCTGGTCACCATGGAGAACGGCGCCAACCGCGGCCAGCCGAACGCCTGGCACGCTGGCGATCCGCAAGGGTGCTATGACGTGGCCCGCCAAGAACCGCCCGTGTGGGAGTGCCCTTTCGGCGTACCTGGTGATCGGCTGTTCGTGCAAGAACCCTGGAACAAGCACGGCGGGGCGGTTACCTATCTGGCCGATGGTGACTGGATCGCGGACTACTTCAAGGCCGCGGTACCTCCGTGCTTGTGCCGCCCCCAGTGGGAAGACGCCGACGCCATGCCCCTGCATCACGCCCGGCTGATCCTGGAGATTGTCAGCGTGCAAGCCAGGCGCCTGCAGGCGATCGGTGCCGAGCAGGCCAAGGCCGAGGGCATGTTCTACGACGCCCGGACGCGCAAGTACGTCATTACCGAAGGTGACGAATACAAGGGGCGCGGTACCGCTGATGCCCGGGAAGCCTTCTACATGCTGTGGGAGTCGATGCGCACGGGCTTTATGTGGGCGGCTAACCCGTGGGTGTGGGTGATTGAATTTAGAAGGATCGAACTATGAAAGCCCTGTCTATTCGCCAGCCCTGGGCCTGGCTGATCGTCCACGGCGGCAAGGACATTGAGAACCGCACCTGGCACACGAAAATTCGCGGGCGGTTCCTGGTGCATGCCTCCAAGGGCATGACCAGTGAGGAATGGTGCGAAGGGCTGGATTACGCCATGCGTGTTGGCCTGGTCACCGAGTTGCGTGATTTCCCAACCCGGCAGGAAATGCAACAGAGCTGGTGCGGCGGCTTCATCGGTTCGGTCGAGCTGGTTGATTCCGTCGATACAAGCGATTCGCCCTGGTACATGGGCGCCAAGGGGTTCGTATTGCGTGCCCCCCAGCCACTGCCTTTCACCCCCTACAAGGGGCGCCTGGGCTTCTTTGACGTGCCCCCGGAGCTGCTGCCGTGTCTGAATTGATTGAAGTGCCGGTGGCGCACCTGGCCGGCGAGGCGCTGGCGTGGGCCGTCGGGGGCATTGAGGACGTGGACCTGATCCTGGACGGTCCTCGGGCATATCTGACCGACTGGCGCGTGTACTACCGTTGCGGCGGGAAAGCGGCGCAGCGCACTGAGCGCTACAACCCGCAAGAGGACTGGAGGCTGCTGGGCGCCCTGATCTTGAAAACCAAGATCACCCCGACGTATTGCCGCACTGATGACGTGTGGCTTGCCGGCGACGACGAGCATGATGGTAAAACCCCGCACATTGCCGTGTGCCGCGCTTATGTAAGTGGTGTGGTGGGTGAATCAATCCGAATCCCCAAGGTGCTGCACTGCGCCGCCAACCTGCAGGAGTCGGCGTATGAGCGGTGAAGTGTGGGTGCTGCAGGATTCGCGCAGCCTGGTAGGCGATCGCATGATGTTCTGGGCGCTGGGCGGAGGCTATACCAGCGATCTGGAGAAGGCCGAGCGCTATTCGCAGGAACAGGCCCAGGATCAGAACCGGAGCCGTAAAAGCGATATTCCCTGGCCGCTGGCGTACTTGGAGAAGCGCACCGAAACCGCCGTAGATTGCCAATACCTCAAGGCAGAAGCGGTAGAAGCCGGCTTACAGGCAGCCGAGCGTGGCTATCTGCATGCAGAGCGAGCCTGGAACGGAAACGACCTGTACTGGCTGACCGATGACGGCGATATCACCAGCAACTTTGCCCGGGCCCATGCCTTCCCGATCGGCATAGCCCGGGCGATGGCCAAGCCCAAGCACCATAACGTGCGCCTGGTACCGGCTGCCCTGGCCGAGCAGCTAGCGCGCAAAGTGGTGCCGGCTGGCGCGGTCAAAGTCGGGATAGCGTTGCGGGGTACTGGGGTGGTGCTTGCCAAGCCTCCCCGCGTCCGGTCGACGAACCGTTGCTACTACTGTGGCGTGTTCATCAGCCGTAACCAGGTCGCTGACGGCTGCCCGAACTGCGGGAAGGACAACCTCCCGTAATTCATGGCTTTGGTCGGCGCCGTGCTGGTGCCGACCACCAATCAAACGCGCGTTCGCGCGTAAACGTGTTGGCGCGAACGCGCGTTCGTGTATGATGGTCGGGCAATCAGCCAGATACAGGATTTACCCCATGCCGAACATTCTGCAGTGCCCGGGCAAGCCCGGTAAGGTGGCCCAATGAACGCCGCCGAGCAGCCAGTCCGTCACGACTTCAATTTCACCATGGGCGAAGAAAGCAAGCGCAAGCTTGACGCCCTGATGGCCCGTTGCGGCCAGGACAACCTCAACCTGCTGGTGGCCCGAGGGCTGGCGCTGGTGGCTTGGGCGGAAGAACAGAGCGACTTGGGCCGCCAGGTGGGGAGCATCCACTACGGCGCCGACGAGCCGGATTTTCGCCAGCTGGAGGAACGCCCAGAGTTGACCCGCCGCCGCCAGCGGCCGCAGCTGGTGACCGTGCCCGCATCAGCTGCGCAACCGGTCGAGGCACCCACACCTGAGCCGGTACCGGAGCCGGCGCCAACCTCAGCGGTCAACCCTGAGCCAACGCCCAAGCCTGCCAGAGCCGCGCCGGCGCCGGTGGCCACCACCCCGGAGCGTACCCCCAACGAATTCAATGGGCCGCTGGCCAAGCCAAAGCCATTCCGCGTACCAGCCAAAAAGGCCGACAAGCTGCCGGAAGGCTACGGCGGAAGCCCGGTGCGCAACCTCACAGAGCTGCAAATCGACGCCCGCACCCGCAACGTGGCGGCGCCGATTGAGTACAAGGGCCAACCGTTGCCGGTTGGCCTGAACCAATCCCACGCCGCGGCCTTGGCCGAAAACCTGGCCCTGGGCGCTACTCATTTCCGTCTGGAGAGTGACCTAGCCCTTTTCGCGTTCAAGCTTGTGGCGCGCAAGGGCTGGTGCACCTTCGAGACTGGCCGTTACCGTTGGGTAACTGATCACTGGGTCACTGGCGGCCAAGCCGCCATCTACAGCATCAAGCTGGCCCAGGACTACCTGCAGAACAACGCCGCCCCGGCCCCAGAGCCAGAGCCGGAAAGCGAAACCTGGTTTTAAACACACACGCATTCAGCACCGGATTACGACTATGACCAGCAAGAAACCAGCACTCACCGCCAAGCAACAGCACTTCGTTGACGAAATGATGCGCATGCGTGGCATCGAATTCGCCCGCCTGGGTATGCAGGTGGAGGTGAATGGCCACATAGGCACCATCACCAAGACGATCGGCGCAAACCTGGGCGTGACTTTTGCCAACCAAATGCGCCGCGGGCCCAAGCCCGTCAACTGCCACCCGACGTGGCGCACCAAGTACTTCGACGAGCACGGCAAGGTAATCGCCGAGTTCAACGACGACGGCTGTGTGTTCCGGCCGGAGCGGGTGACAGCATGAGCGCCATTTTCAGCTCCTGCGAACTGTACCGGTACCGACTGGAACGTGAGGTGCAGCCGGAAGGCATCACCTACGCCTACTTTGGTATCAACCCCTCAACCGCTGATGCCGTCCTGAACGACGCAACCGTGCGCAAGTGGATTGGCTTCACCCTGCGCAACGGCGGGCGTCGGTTCATCGTCGGCAACGTCTTCGGCTTCCGCTCCAAGGACGTGAAGCGCCTGGCGGCCCACACCACCGAGACGGCGCAGGGGCCTGAATGGGCGGTGCACTTCAACCAGATCATTGCAGACGCTGACGTGCTGGTGCCGTGCTGGGGCGCATCGGACAAGATCCCCCGCCACCTGCGCGGCACGTTCGATACCGTGCTCGCGCAGCTGCTGGCCAGCAACAAGCCAGTTCTTCACTTCGGCAAAACCGCCGGTGGACAGCCCAAGCACCCGCAAATGCTCGGTTACGACACGCCACTGACCCCGTGGAGCCCGGCCCATGACTGACACCAACCGCACTGAGTATGTGCTGAACAGCATCACGCTGGCCATGGCCACCACGTTCCTCGATGACCTGGGCGACCCAGGCCAATACGAGGGCGAGGTGGGCATACTGCGCCAGCTGGTCGAGGCAGCGAAAGACCAGCATGCTGTCGAGACGGCAGAAGTAGTGAAGCCCGGCCTGTACGCCATTCGCCATATCGACAACTGGTGCGGCGAACGCGACGTGAGGACAAGCCTTGCCACGTACGACAAGGACGGCAAGTGGCGGTATGACGAGAACGGTGCGCCTGTGCTTGAGTACGCAGGCGATCGCCTTTTGAAGGCCTGGCCATTGGACCATGTTGGCGGGGAAGCCCTGACCTATGTAGCTGGCGTGACCGCTGCTGTTTTGGCAATCCGCTCCATCATGGACCAGTTCAGGGAAGAACATTCAGAACCTGAGCCAGCACCAGGTACATCGGGCATGTCGGAGAAGGACTTGGCCACCTGGCACGTCATGTACCGCCTGGAGAAGGCAGTGCGTGAGTTGAAAGAAGGAAATCTGGTGCCGCTACCCCCGGCCTGGTTGAATCAGGAGGAAGACAATGGCTAGAAAAACCCCACCCCAATCGGGAGAAAGCCGGCTGACGCTGCTGGTGGGCCTGGCCATTGAGGCCTTGCTTGAATCGCCCCGTGTGACGGTACCGGTACCGGGCGAGGGCACCATGACCCTGCGCCAGCTGTCCCAGGCGCTGCGTCGTGAGGCCCTGCCGGCGATCGATGATCTGCAGGCGCTGCAGGCCAGCGTAATCAGCCTCAATGACGTGCTGGCGGAGCAGGACGGGTACAGCCAGCATGCCCGACTCGATGTTGCGCTAGAACTGCACGTCAAGGCGCTGCAGGACGAGCTGGCCAAGGTGCGGCTGACCTTCGATCCTGACGCGCCACTGCGCACCTACGGGCAAGAGCCCTTGAGCCACATAAAGGAGATGGCGCACGAGGTGCAGGATGTGACGGGCATTATCTGCGGTGGCCACCCCCGCAAGGTGGGGGCCCTGATGCTGATAGCAGCCGCGGTACCTGACCTGGTGGGGCACATTGAGGAAATTGAGGGCTCCCGCATCCAGTAACGCTATGGCGCGAACGCGCGTTCGCGCCTATAATCCGAAGGCCCCGCCAACCCCGGTCGGGGCCTTCGCGTTTCTGCAGTAGGAGCGAGCCGTGTACCACCACCTATTCCGCGCCCAGCTGGGCCTGCTTGCACTGGCAGTGATTCTGCCCGTGGCCGTGCTGGGCGATGGGTTCTGGCTACGCTTGATCGCTGCAGGTGCGCTATTCGCCAGCGGCCTGGCCACCGGCTATCAGCTCGTGCGCCACGCCCAGGCAGTCAGCCGCAAAATGACCGCCGTTACACCCTGTGTAATGATGGCTACGCACGGCTCGCCACTGCCCGCCATCAACGATAAGGACTACCAATGATTCAGCGAAGCCCCGCCGAACTGGCTGGCGCCATGGACCGTATACCCGCCATGCGCCTGCGCTCCGACATAGCCCTGACGGCTGCGGTCCACCTGCAGGAAATGCAGGGTGCTGCGATTCAGGTACAGAGCGGGGAGCCGATCGGGGTTCTGACCGCCTCCCAACGCCGGACCGCCGCCTATGCCGCTGGCCTGCAGGCGCCGGCTTGCGACCAACTGGCGGAGCTGTTCAAGGATCAGGCTGCATCATTCCGTAGGAGGCTGGGCCGGTGAGCGCACGTGACTTCAAATTTGCCCAAGACTGCCTGGCCGACGGCCTGAGCACGTTCAACGAGTCCTGGGAGGTTGTACGCACTGATATCCACTGCCGGGACTGCGGCGCGTATCAGTCCGTTATCGATGCTGGCCAGCCGTTCGCGCATGCGTATGCGGGCTGCAGCAACGAACGCGACTTTGTCCGCCACCCGTGGGATGAACTGCGCCGCGCCTTGGATCGTCTGCCCGACCTGATCAGGAATACCCCGAAATGAGCTGGCGCGAAGGTGGCCCGTTGGTACCCAAGCTGGTTATGCCGGCCGTTATCGAAGTAGAACTGCGCAAGGAACTGGCGCGGCTCGAAAAGGCTGACACCCCGGTCAACTGCATGATTCTGCAGGCCGGTACCGAGGCCTTGGTTAAAGCCCTGGAGCTGCTCAAGGCCATACCGGCGGCAGACGTTGAGCGACTGTATGTGCTGATCGACAACGTTGCTACGGCTCGCATGCTGGAGCTGGAGCAGTAACCCCCACCCGTATCTAACCAGTAGAAAGGACGCAGAAATGAGCAACGAAGAGTAAGCGCCCCCCCCAACTCTATGCCATTCCGAGGGCATCCTCGAAATGGTCTGCTAACCGCGAAATCGAAGGAACTGCCCGCAAATGCATAAAATCGTCACTTACACCGGCAGGGTGCCGCATGCTGTCGCGTCCCAGATTGCGCAGCTGACGCAGGACAACGTAACTGACTTGTCCATGCTGGGTTTGCCTCCAAGCAATCCGATCTACCCGCTGTACCAATACACGCTGTCTACGGAAATCCTGCAGTACGTTGGACGTGTCGGGCAGATGGATGAACAAGCGCCTGTGCGTCTGGTGGTGGCCTTCGCTGACGAAGCTCAAAAGAGCGTTATCGGCTTCGTGCTTTACCTGCCGGTGATCCAGGACCACAAGGCATGCGGCCTGTCCTATATGGCCGTGGCCAACGGACACCGCCGTAAAGGCATCGCCAGGGGCATGATGAAAGCGGTGGCCGAGCAATGCCCTCACATCGAGTTGACGTGCTTTATCAACAAGGTGCCGGTTTACGAGAGCCTGGGCTTCCATGTGATCGGCTATCGGGACACCCAGATTGTCATGAACAACCGCACAGACCCTTCCCCTGGTGAAATGGCGGCCATCTGGACCGTCCCTATCCTTGAATCGAATGAGTCGCGGCAGATTCAAGGCCAGCTGGGGCAGAAGCACGGCATCAAAGTTATGCGTGATGCTGAGCGAAAGCTTCACCGCCTGGTCGAGGACCTCAAGCGTAAGGCTGAGCAGTTTGTCAGCGATCGAGCGGAGCAAATCGTGGGGTACCGACGCCCAGGCGCTACCGTTGTCCAGGTTTCGCCAGATCGGTTCGAGCTGCAGGGCGTGGACGGGATCGATTGTCACGCCAGCACTGAGCGTGAGGCCTGGACCCGGGCGGCGTTCCTCATCGATCAGCGCGATGAGCCTGAATTGCGTGTTGCGCACCAAAGCTAGCTTGGCTAAGGACAACGGTTGGCGCGCCTACACTGGACGCCATGTGATTATACTGGGCCACCATTCACGCAAGGAGCACGACCATGGCGATTGAAGACGTTACAGAACTGCGAACTGAAACCGGACATACCCAAGCCCAGCGCCGCCTTGATGAAGGCTGGCGGATTCTGGCGGTGTGCGTGATCCAGGACGGGGCGAGTCAGTACGCTGAATACCACCTCGGACGGGTCAAGCCGGAAGCTAGCGTGGCTGGTCCAGGCGTGCAGGTGGGTACAGTACGCATGCGAGGCTAAGCCTGCCTGGTAACCTCGTCAGCTGCCCCTAGAAGCCCCGTCATTGGGGCTTTTTTTCGCCTGCAGATAAGCAAAATCAACTCAAATATACAAAATGCTATTACGATTGTACGCGGATAGGTATGATGATGGCCAAGCGATACCCCGGAGCTTGGCATGACCGATTTAACCAACGTTGTACAGTTCGCCGAACTGCAGATAGCCAGGCTGAAAGATGATGCCCGGCGCCGACATGAGGGCTGCCAGCACCGGCGTATCCAGCTCGATGACGTGGGCCAGGTGGTCAAATGCCTGGACTGCGAGAAACAGATTTCCGCCTATTGGGCCCTCGGCATGCTGGCTGCGAGCTGGAAAAGCCAGGTTCGCAGCCTGGAGCATCAAAAGAGCGAGGCCAAGGCTGCTACAGAGGTGAATCTGCACCTACTGGCCGCCAAGCGCGTGGAAGGCGTGTGGCGCTCACGTAATCAGTTGCCGTGCTGCCCTCACTGCGCGCGCGGGATCGATCCGGCCGACGGCTTGGGTTCCCACACCGTCAGCAAGGTATTCGAGCAGGGCCTTCGCGCGCGTGAAACTGCCGAAACCACTGAGAAGGGCCTGGTTCGCCCCGTCAAGCTGGCGCCAGGCGCCGCCAAGCCCGCCAGAAAGCCCGCCAAGCAACGTTCCAAGGTTAAGCCTGCCCCCAGCTGGGAAAACGCCCCTGTGTGGGCTGTATGGCTTACCCAGGCCCTCAGCGGCAAATGGACTTGGCACGTCGTGGAGCCATTCCTGGTCGACGGCGCCACCCCCGAATACCAGAGCGGCGGCATGACAGCCTTCGCTGGCACGTCTCAAGCGCCTGCAGATGGCGCCCCAGTCAAGCAAAAGCGCCCGCCGGCTCAGGAATCACTGGCGTGAAAGCCATTTTCCGCGCGCTGCTGCGCATGTTCGGCCGCGGCCAGGGTGATGCTTCGGTAGGCGCCAGCTGCGAGCCACCCAGCGGCGCGGAAGTCGTCATTTTCTACGGCCGGGTATTCGTTAACGGTGTGGAGCAAACAGGCCGGAAAGGCCGCGCACGCATCGTTTCCCGCGATACCCACCAGTAAGCACGTTCAATCAGCCAGATAGACCAGAGAGCCCAGCATGCTCAACCACTACAGGGAGTTCCCAGGTCGCACCTGCGACCTCCACGACCCACCAGCAGCCCCGGATTGGGAAAACTTGCCCCCCGAAGCCCAGCGACTCACAAGGACCACCAGCATGACCAAGCGCCACACTCCAACCCCAGAAAACTGCGCAGAACGGATCAAGGACCACCAGTACACGCTGCTGGCCAAGACTGACAGCTTGGAAGCATGGCGCGCTCAGAAGCCGGGCAGCCACGCCTACGCCTTCGACCTGGTTATGTCGCGCTACGGTATCGCCATGTACGGCGATTGCGGCAACCTGGTGTGGAAGGTCGGCGCTTCCTACGGTTTGAAGTTCCTGGCCAACGAAGGCGAGGATGACGAATACGTGCTGGCGAAGCTGGACCCGAATTGCTTGGAAAAGGACCTGGACCAAGAAAACCTGGAGTGGATCGTGTTTGACGCGATCGAAGAACTGCTGGGGCTGCGCAATATCCCGAACCTGCCCCAGTGGTTGCCGCAAACGGCGCCGAAGGCCGATCGCTTCAAGCAACAGCGCGATTGGTTGCTGGAAAATGCGAAGATCGATCCCGAGTATGGTGCGCTGGCCGTCGCCTTGAACGAAGTTTCTGACCTGGAAGACAATTCGATTGCTGGCGCCTTCCGCTGGCTGGAGGAACACCAGGAGCTGCTTGAGCTGTCGGATGACCTGGATTACGAGCTGAGCAAGCCAACCAACAGCGTGATGCAGCGCATCTACTTCGCGCGCCATGCCGCCCAGCAGATCCTTGCGCAGAAAGAGCTGGCCGACGCTACCAAGCGTGGCACGGAGCTGATGACAGAAGCCGAGAAGTCGCACCTGGAAGCCATTTGCGAAGACGCGCGCCAGGATGCCACCGCGGGGCTGTATGCCGTCAAAGACCTGGAAACTGGCGAACACCTGGCCTTCGCCACTGAGGACCAGGCCCACATGCACGCCAGCGTGGTCAACCTGTCGGCCATGCGAAAGGCCGTCGAGGTCACCCCGACACCGTGGACCCCGGTAGAACACTGGAAGGCTGTGGCGCAACGCCT